GCCACGCCGGCGCGTCCGCGACTTTTCGTAGGGGGGGGTTTTTGGCATGAAAATACGGGACCGCATACGCGAGCTTCGGCGGGTCCGCGCGGGCGACCTGACTCCGAACCCACGCAACTGGCGAACGCATCCCAAGGCTCAAGAGGAGGCCCTGAAGGGCATCCTCGGGGAAATCGGCTACGCCGATGCCCTGCTCGCACGCGAATTGCCCGACGGATCGCTCATGCTCGTGGACGGCCACCTCCGGGCCGGCGCGACCCCGGATCAGGAAGTACCCGTTTTGATTCTCGACATCACGGAGGCGGAGGCCGACAAGCTCCTGCTCTCGCTCGACCCGCTCGCGCAGTTGGCGGAGACGAACGCGCAGGCTCTGGAAGGTCTGCTCCGCGATGTGCAGACGGGCGACTCCTCGCTCGCCTCGATGTGGGAGGATTTGGCAAAGGAAAACGGGCTGCTGGAAGGCGGCGATGTCGAGGTCAAGCAGGTCGATGCCAAGGCGCCGCCAAAGATGGCGTGGGTTTTGGTCGGCGTGCCGACTGTTCGATACGGCGAGATTCAATCGGCTGTCGATGCGATTGCGGCGGTGCCCGACGCGACAATCCTGAGTACCGTGAATGACGGCGCCGACAAGGACTGACAACGCTCTGCTCAAGAGCAAGCTTGAACTGCGGCGTCACGCGCTGCGGCGATACCACGCGGCCGGCGACATCCGTGTCTTCGACTGTTGCCAAGGCGGCGGCGTCATATGGTCGCGGCTCAAGGCCGAGTTCCCGGTGACGAGCTACTGGGGCGTCGATGTGAAGCCGAAGCGCGGCCGGCTCGCGGTGGACTCGCGGCGGATCGTGTGCCAGCCGGACCTGCGGTGCAACGTCATCGACATCGACACCTACGGCATGCCGTGGGATCACTGGGAGGGTCTGCTGCCGAACGTTGTCGAGCCGACGACTGTGTTCATGACCATCGGCACCGCGACCCGCGGGCGAGGAACCGGCATGAAGATGCCGAAGACCGTGCTGCGGTCGCTTGGGATTCCCGGCGACTGGCCGCTGTCGCCGGCGTTCACGGAGTACCTTGTCGGTTTGTCTCTCAATCACTTCCTGTCGCTGGAGCCGGCCGGCGGCCATCGCGTTTCTGAGGTGTGGGAATCGACATCCGGATTCAGGACGCGATACCTCGCTGTTCGCATCGACAAGCCGACTGAGACTCCCCCTGCTCCGCCGCCGGCCACCCCCGCCGCGAAGCGCCGCGCGAAATAGCCTTCAGGCTATATCTCTCCGGGGGCCGCCGGCGACCCTGCGAAGCCGGCTCCTCTGAGGCACTGCAAGCACGGCCCGCGGCCTCCGGGCCACCCTAGCGAGTCCGGGCGGCTCCGCCGGCATTCTGGAGGCTCTTTTCTGCGCGAAAAAGCTGCCAGCCTGCGAACCTTATTATCGGCATTCGCGTATAACCTATGCGGTGAGGGCGGTGGTCGCCCCCGCGAGGAGGTTGCGATGTCTGCTCTGAGGGGTTTTGCGGCGTGGTTCGGGTTTGATCGGCATGTCGATGCCGTGGTTGGCATGGTTCGATTCGACTACGCCGCGGAGGTTGCGAGGGTCAACGCCCTCTACGCCGTTGACCGGGACGCTTGGCGGGCCGCGCGGGCCGCGCTGTGGCGTCGGGCCGGTCGGTGACGAGACACGGCTTCCGGCTGTTTTGGCGAAAGCCACGAAGAAGCCACGGGCGGGTGCTAATGCCGGATAAGCCCCGCCCCTCCTTCTTGAAGCTCGCGAACCAATTACTGGCAGGTGCGTATAATCTATGGCGGGAGTGACCGCCGGAAAGAAACGGGAGGTGACGAGTGATGAATCAGTTCGACTTCTGGATGATCATGGCGTCGTGTGACCGCAAGGGACCGCTCAAGAAGGCCGGGTTTCGCCCGGATCAGATTTATCGGAAGCTCGCCGGTTACAAGGTGTACGGCCGGAACCGCTACCCCCGGTATCGGTACGAGGCTGCGGCTGGCTTTGTCGATGCCCCGCTGGGGCGCGACGCGATCAACGCAGCGGAGGCCAGTGTCCGCGAGAGGTTCTCCGGCAGCGGTGTCTCGATCAGCGTGAAGTACGTCTGCCGCGACTGAATCGGAAAGCCGCCCCGGTGCGTTGCCGGGGCGGCGCGGCGAACGGTCGGCAAAGTGAACGGAGGCAGAAGCAATGAGTCAGAAGAAGGTGGCAGTGGGGGCCGTGGTTTTCTCTGTCGGCCCGAACGGCAAGCCGAACGCGCACTCTGCCCGGATCGGCCGCGGCAGGGTCATCAGCCTCCACCAAGAGGTTGACGGCCTCGACGGCGCCCTCAAGAACTACGCCTACGTGGCGTTCTTCGACGGCAAGCGTGGATCGTGGCCGGTCGAGCGACTCGCGGTTGTGTGACCGCCGGCCGAAACAAGCGCGAACCAATTACTGGCAGGTGCGTATAAAGGGTGTGGCGGCGGTTGCCGCCCGGAGGAGTCAAAATGAAACAGTCGAATCATCCTTGGGAAGTCGCGGGTCTGGGGCAATACCCGTTCCGCGTCGTCGGTGTCGAGTCCCGCGTCGGGCCGATTCACCTCGCGAACGGCATGATGGTCGGCGCTCCCGGTCAGCCGATGGGCGTCTGCGACTACTGCGGTCAGGGCATCAAGGAGTGCTTCAAAATCCGCGCCGCGTGCGGCAAGCGGTTTGAGGTCGGTTGCGACTGCGTCCGGCGGGCATACATTGAGGCCGGCGAGCGTGTGCCTCGCGAGGTCGAGCAGTTTGAGCGGGAGAAGCGGCAGGAGAAGGCCAAGGCCAAGGCCAAGGCCGTTCAAGAGCGGCTCGATGCGATTCTGGCCGACCCGCCGGCGGTCCTTGTCGAGCAGGTGGTCCGGCTCCCGTGGGGCGAAGAGCGGAGCCTGATCGAAGACCTGAAGCGAGTGCTGCCGATGTGCGGTGCGGCGGGCAAGGCCCGGCACCTGAAGCGGATCGAGAAGGTGATCGCGGGAGAATAACTGAGGCAGGAGGTGGGCAGATGGACAGAAAGCTGGCCGCTCTGTCGCGCAACAGAAAGGTTGAAAGAATCAGCGACGAGCGCAGGCCGGGAGAGTCTTACGGCGACGGCAACGGCGTGTGGGCTTACCTCAAGCCCGGATGGCGATGCCCCGCGAGCGACTCACACGCCTGTCACGAGTATTCGGTGGAAGAATTGGCGAAGGCTGTGCGATGGGCAGAGCCGTGCCGGTGCGAGGACTGCAAGCGAAACCTTGAGCAAGGGAGGAGATGACTATGCCGGGAGAAATCAACTGGGCGAGGAAGGAAGCGGACGACATCCTCCACGACCTTCAGGACTTGATGGAGGATTATCCGCAGATCGCGGACAAGCTCGCGCCGATCATCGAGCGGCTTGCGGCGATGCTGGGCGTATGAATCGACGGTCGCCGTGAGCGAGCGACCGAACAACAACTCGGCAGATGCGTATAACAGATGTCGGCGGGCGTTCCGCCGCGAGAGAAACGGGAAGGGAGGGTGATGCGATGCCAGAAGCGGCTGTGGAGAACGGAGTCAGGGGGCGCTTCGTCGAGCGTTTCGCGCGGGTGCGGGACGCCTATGCCCGATCGCACGAGAAGTTCGGTCGCGACGCGGCAAACCCTGCGGACGCCGTAGCGTGGTGCGAGAGCGTGATCGAGGCGCAATACAAGTCCGAGGCGTTCTGGGTTGTTCAAGGATGCCTTGAAAGGGTCGGCAAGCGACACGGTTACGCTTCGGATCGCGAGGCCGTTGACGCCGGCGTGAAGCGGTGCCTCGACGAGGTGTTGCTGATGGTCGGCAACTTCGGAGGCGACGGGTTCCAGCGGGCCGTTCACGAAGCCAAGGCCGCCGGGTACGCCGCGGCTGTCAGGGAGATCAACGACTGGGTGCTGTGATCAAAGGGTGGGGCCACCCGGCCCGCCGCAAGCTGCGAAACGGGTGGCACTTCCAAGCCGTCAGTATGGAGGAGCGACCGATGAACAAGTACAAGATCGCGAGGCCGCTGCTCGATAGGAGGGATGCCGCCGCCGCCAGATTCCGCGAGGCGGTCATCGAGCAGTTCGGCTTCACGGCCGATGAGGCGGCTCGCATCATGGCGGTCTACGTCAAGGCGAAGGCCGTCAAGCTCTGCCCTGTCATGGGGCAGTTCAATCTGACGGACGGCCGGCTGTGGGATCGAGACGTTATGGCTCGCGCGATTGAGCAGCCTTGACTGGCCCCGCTCTTGAGAACAGATATGTTGTCATGTGCGTATAAGGCATTGTTCGGAGCAATTCGATGGAGGCGATCAAGAGAGGGAACAAGGTGTGGGTCGTTCGCGCCGCTGACTGGACTGTCGAGTCCGGAGTCATCACCAGTTCGTACGGAGACAGCGACGGCATCAACTATCGAGTCCGCTGGGGAGACGGCCCGTGGAGCGGCATCAGCACTTTCCGGCACACCGATGTGTTCAAGAAAGCGGCAGATGCGCGTGTCGCGCTTGCCTTGCGGTTGCGCAGCCGTGCTGATGAGCTTCTGTCGCTCGCTGGTCAGGAACTGGCTCCGTCCGAGGACAGAGAACCTGATGGCGCGGCAGCCACTTGAGCGTTTTCGCCGCGAAACAGGCGGCTTGAAAATCCGCCGGCCATCGAACACAATGGTTGGCACATGCGTATAAGAGGTGTCGGCGGGGCGACCGCCGCGAGATGAGGGAGACGGCAATGGCGAAGGTCGGATTCAAGAAGGTGGCGCTCGGAACGAACATGGGCGCGATCACGTTCTACGCCGTCACGGGCCTCCCGGCCGGCGTGAAGTGGAGCGTCCTTCCGGAAGACCCCTGCCGCCCCGGCGGCGAGTGGTACATCCGCGCGGGCAAGCGGACCGTCCGCTGCAAGTCGCTCGCGGACGCCAAGGGCAAGGCGGAGTCGATGGCCGCTGCGAAGTAGTTCCAGAAACGACATGGTCAAGAGTGTGACGCGATTGTTCGGGTGACCGAACCGCTGTTCGGCGAAGATAGTTGCGAGTGAGGGAGGCTCCGATGCAAGGCAACGCCAACAGGTACTACCTCGATCTATCAAGGCCGCGGAAGATTTGTCACTGCGGCAGCGGGCAGTACCCGCAAACGCTGTACGATGCTCGCGGCATCCCGGTCGGTCGGTGCTGCCGCGCGTGCGAGGCCAAGTTGAGGGCGAAGTACCGCCCGGAGATTTTCACCGACAGCCAATACGAATGTGACGAGAGGATCGAGGAGTTGGACTAACCACAAACGAGAGAGGGAGGCGATCATGAACGCAGTTTCGATTCCGCCGGTTCCGCGGCTTGACGTTGACCGGCAGGACATAGCGGACCGGGTTCTCAAGGCCAGCCACATTGTCGAGCGGCAGATCGCGTGGGCGCTGCTCCACCATCTCGCCGCGGAGTTTCCCGGAGTCAAAGTCGTCGTCGATGACGGCGGCGAGCGGATTCCTTGCGACAGCCCCAAGGATGCGATGGAGGCCATCTTCGCCGTCGATGAGGCTCACATCATCCTTGGAAAGTCGTGGGTGTTCCTTGTGCTTGGAAACGGCGAGGACGTAATCAGCGACTACGGAGTGAATGACGCCGTCGAGCGGGCTGTAGATGCGGCGATGGTTTCGGTCGGGCTTCAGTAGGCAACATGAGGAAAGGAGCGAGCGCGATGGAGACGAACTTCAGGACTGTTCACGGATGGCCGTTGAGCAAGGCCGACAGAACGCTATGCGAGTCTGCCCCGGAGCTTTATCACGAACTGGAGTCGGCGGTACGGCTGCTTGCGTGCTACTCGCGCAGAGAGCGCGAGGCCGGTCGCGTCTCGCAGGCAGAGGCCATCCAGAGACACATCGAGCGCAAGGCCGCAGCCATGCGGCGAGCGCTCCCGGCAGTGAATTGATCGGCGAACAACGCGGTAGGCAGATGCGTATAAATGATGTCGGTGGCGGTCGCCGCCGGGACTGGACTTGAAGGGAGGTCTGGGCGATGAGCAAAAGACATTCGCCGATTGCGTGGGCAGACTCGCTCATCTTTGGAAGCGATGTGAAGAGCCGTGGCGTTTACGGAGACGGCGGCTCTGGCGGGGTGTTCGTCATTCGCTTCTTCCGCTCTGCGGACGGGCGCTGCATCTCGCTCAAGCATGGCGGCGAGTTTGTCGGGGCGTTCAGGTCTGTAGGCGCAGCCAAGCGCCGCGCGGTGCAAATCGTGAACGAGGCAGTCGCGTCCAAGAAAGCAGTGCAGCCATGACCAACCGCCAGCGAGTAATCGACGCCTACAACGCCATCGGAGCCATCAGGCTCCGCGAAGAGGTGGCCTACTACATGGACACCTACTCCGACGCCGAGGGGTATGAGGGGTACGATGTGGCCGACGCGATTCACGACGCTCTCGCTCATGCCGAGGCGAACGACATCAAGTCGATGGCCCGCGATTGCATCAATGTGCTGATAGCCGCCGGCTACTATCGGCCAAGAGTCGGCGAGGTCGCGTTCAGCGGCCCGGACCGGGCGCCGGTTCGTGGCGGGGTCCGACACGATCCAGCGGATGCGTGGTGCCTGTGGATCGAGAAGTGACGCGCGAACAACCTAGTCGGCATGTGCGTATAAAGGGTGTCGGCGGCGGTTGCTGCCGGGACCGGAGGTGAGGGAGTGGCAATGAAGCGAGTTTCCTTTGCAGAGCGACGCGCGCCGGGCAAGGCGATCATCTACGTCGTCGGCGTGGCCGAGCCGGGGAAGCCCGGCTTGAAGATGGTTCGCGAGTTCTACCGAAAGGACAGCAAGCCGCGAGCGGACGACTACGCGGCGTGGCTGGGGCGACTGATCGTGCTGGAGGAGCAAGCTGCGGCCAAGCAGAAGCAGCGTTGATTGTTCGGCTTCCCGAATCGAGAGGAGTGAAAGCAATGAGGCGACGCAGGCGAGTCCCTCCGTCGGAGCGACGAAAAAACATTGAGCGAGACGCGTTCGTCAAGGATTTAGGTGATGGCGTCTACGTGGTTGGGCGGGTGGCTTATTGGCGAGGGCTGCGCGGAGGGCAAGGCCGAGGTTACTCGTTCGTAGCGTTCCCGGCCCACAAGGTCGAGCCTTCGCCGTACTACCCGCCCGGCATCTCCCCCTACCACCTACTCAACAAGTTTCGCAATGATCGCGGAGTCCACCTTCCGGCGAAGTCGTTCGGGGTGTTTCTGTGCGGAGCCAAGCGGCTGCGCAAGGAAGACCTCGACGCCATCGCGGCGTCGGTGGCGCCGCGGTGCGGCGGGGCGGAAGCCGACGCCGTCGCGGACGCGTTCCGCAACGCCGAGCAAGAGGCGAGGGAGATTCTTGCTCAGAGGGTTCCGGCAGGGTGACAGCGAGAGAAAGGAAGGCGACTGCGATGCACGTTCACGCGAAGCTGACGAAGTCCGAGGTCGGACTGCTCCTCGACGGAATACAACTTCTGCTGATCGAGGAGAACAAGAAGAGCGGGAGGCGGTTCAGCGGGTGGAAGGCAACTCGCCGCTACAACGCTGCCGACGCACTGGAAGCGAGGTTGATCGAGCTAGTTGAGAGGGCCGGTTCAAACACTCAGCGACGGGAGGGCGAGCAATGATCAAGTGGACTAAGTACGGCGTGATCAGCGTCGGGTTCGACGGGCCGGTCAAGCGGCTGGAGGTTCAGAAGGGCAAGGGAGTCAGCGGCTATCTCGTGCGGGCATTCGACCGAACCGGGAAGCTGATCGAGGGGCTGTCGCGACTGGGCAGCGTTGCGGAGGCGAGGCGAGCCGCAGAGCTACTGTATGAGGGCATTCTGGTGGCGGAGGCACGATACGAAAGGGAGGCGGCGCAATGAAAGCGTTCGGTGAATCTGACAACCCGTCGATCAGCGACTTCGCGAGGCTTGTCACGACTGGCAAAGAATACGCCATCGCGTTCGTCCGCACTGACGGAGAGTTCGACGTTGTGGAGCGATTCGTGGCAGCGGACGACGACGCGGCCAACGAGTACGCCGAGGCGAACCACGCCGGCGAGTGGTACGTTCTCGATGCCAGCGGCCGGAACATCAATGGAGGGAACTAGCAGCAATGCGCAAACCAAGCGAGCTTGAGATGCGACTACTGATGCTCGGCGCATCGGTGGTCAAGGAAAGCCCCGCGATGGCGAGGATCATCGCCGATGCGATGGTCGAGCTTGAGAAGCACCGCGAGGCGAAGGCCAAGAGGAAGGGAAAACGCGTGCGCTGATTGTTTGTGTTTCCGACGTTTCAGAAAGAGAGGGACCGATGAACGTCACGTATGAGAGCGAGTACCGGGTGAGCGACCGTGTGGTTCTCCAGCACGGCGACATCTTCCGGGCGAAGGACGGACCGTACTACCTCGCCGAACCGGCCGGCGGAGGGAAGCGGGTTCGCGTGAGCATGGCGGCGAAGGGGCCGTTCGTGTTCCTGCGGCTGGCGAAGTACAGAAGCCGCGCATGGATCGAGGCGTTCAGCAAGCGGGACGGCGGCTTCGCCGCGCTCGCCATCACGAAGCGGCGAAGCCCTGCGCCCGGCATCATCGTCGCCCGGCCCTATCGGGTGACGGGGAAGGTGCGGTCGCTTGCCGGCAGGCCGAAGCGGCGGAGGCTCGCGTCATGAGGATGGAGCTTCTCCAGATCATGGCCTGCAAGCTGTGCAGGCTCGATATCACGAGAGAGAACGACGGCTTCGTTGACATTCAAGGGCTGACGGACATTCGCCGCTGCCCGTGCTGTGGAAAGTACGTCACGGATGAAGAGTTGAAGGATGCGAACTACCGGCGTCGGTTCGCCCGGTACGTGAAGAAACTTCTAGCAAAGGGAGACGGCAATGAGCAGCGCACGGACAAAGCGCCACATGTGGAAGACGCAGACCCTCTGGACGCGGTTCCCTGCCCGGATCGAGGGGCACCGCGGGGAAGACACCATCGGCCTTCTTGTGGTCGGGGAGCATGAGCCGGGGAAGTCGCCGGACAGAGCCTCGATCTTTCTGACAGCGAACGAGGCTACTGCCATCGCGGCGTGGATCGCAGATCAGGCGGAGCAGTTGATGTCGCAGGCCGCGCGGGCCGCAGCGCGGGCCGAGGCTCGCCGGGCCGCGCGGGCGGCACGGTCAAAGAAAGAGTAGGCACACCACTACCATCGCACGGAGACGCGAGGATGACAGCGAACAGAGACAACCGGAAGCTTCGACGAGCCAAGTACCATGAATGGATGCGGCGCCGCTGGGAAGAGCGCAGCAAAGCAGCGGCCAAGAAACGGGAGCGGCGCGAGGGTGAACTGGCGCAGTAGGTGAACCGTGGCGAAGACTCGCATACACGTGAACCAGCACGTTATCAGGCGAAACGCCAAGACCGGCGCTCGCGAACCCGTGCTGACCGTGAAGCAAGGCCGCCGCAACACCTACTGCCACGCCGTCGAAATCGACGGGCCGTCGGTCGTCGTCTACAGCCCGGACAAGCCGCTGTCATGCGGCGCGCGTGTCTGGATCGAGACGACCGCGCCCGTCCGGACGGTCGGCGAACGCCACGACGGCTGCGGCTGCGGCGAGTAGCGCGTTTTCGTCAAACACCGTACCAAGCCCAAAAAATCTTTGGGATGCCGGGGAGAGAAATCCGAGCGACGGCCGAACCATTAGTCGGCAGATGCGTATAAAGGATGTCGGGCGTGCCGCCCGGCGGAAGGAGAGATGGCTGATGAGAAAGGGGAAGGCGGCGGTTGCGGCGGCGAAGTTCGCCGATGCCTGCAAGGCCGCGGGGTGGCGCTGGTCCGTCAGGGGCAACGTGGTTTCCGTCGCGAAGCACTTTTCGCCCGGAGACAACGCGGCCTACGTCGCCGCGGACGGCGAATACTACGGGCTGTTGAGCCTCGTTTCGGCGAGGGGCGGCAGCATGTGGGGGTCGGACGGTTCGGGTGTCGGCGGTTACTCGGCGCTGCTTCACGGCCACTTCGTGGAGAACGTCAGCGGCGTGAGCAAGGGGTTTGCGGCGGCTCTCGCGAGCCTGTGACAAGAGAGAGGGGAGAGCAACGATGAACGACGCCGGTTATGCGGTTGGTTGGGCGATCGAGTGGGGATGCAACGCTCTTTATCGAAACATCCCCGTTGGCGGCAAGTTTCGATTCAGGGCTTCTGAGAACGGCATCTACATGATCAAGGAGCGGCACGGCTACCGCATGTACCACCGGGGCGAGCAGTTCGGGCCAAAAAAGCTCTATCGGACCGGGGCGCGGGTGGCTGTGATCTCGCTTCCCGACGACTACGCGGGCGAGTGAGGGAGGAGTGTTTCGCAAAGGCAATGGGGTGGCATCATGATGATCAAGTGGAAAAAACGGGCAGGTGGGGCGGATGTGACACGCCCTTCTACGCGGCCCTCAACTCCAAGCCTCCGGTTTACATCGGCGGCAGGGTCGGAACGACGGGGGACAACATGAGGGGCTGGCGAAAGACCCGTCACTACGTCGTCACTGTCATTCGCGCTGGTTGCCTCGCAGAGGAAGTCGGGAGCGCCCGCACCGTCAAGCGGGCGAAGGTGATAGCTGAGAAGTTCCTGAAGAAAGAGGGGCAGATGCCATGAAACTGACGATCCGCATCGAGATGGGCAACGCAGCCTTTGAGGACGCCGGCGAGCTTGGCCGCATCCTCCACGAGCTTGCGGACAAGGTCGCGGCCGGCGCCGTGCATGACGAGGGGAAGATCAGGGACGCCAACGGAAACACGGTTGGCGAGTGGAGCGTGGAGTGACAGGTTCATTTCAAGAGGGAGGTGTTGCGATGGCTATGGAGGTTCACAGCATTGACCGTAGCGAGGCATGGAACAAGAAAGCCGACTGCTACGTGGTGAAAAACAGCGGCGTCCCGGTCGGGCTTCTGGAGAAGCAGCGCGGCTCGCCGTGGAAGGCATACGTCGGGGTCGGCCACGGGAGCCGGTTCGTCGGCTCTTCATACGAAGGCCGCGGGCACGCCATCGACCTGATTGCAAGGGAGGTAGCACAGTGAACAATCGAGTTTTCGTCTACGGCACGCTCATGTCTGGCTTCGGCAACAACCGGCTCATGCAGGGCCGGCTGGTTGGCCGGGCCACGACTGCGGGCATGCTCTACAACCTCAACGGCTTCCCCGGCCTCCGTCAGGACGACGGACACGGGACCGTCTACGGCGAAGTATGGGATATCGACGATGCGTCGCTCGCGGCCCTCGACCGGCTGGAGGGCGTCGCGGTCGGCCTCTATGACCGAATCCGCGTCGTCGCCAATGTCGAGCGTCACGGCAGCGTGGAAGCGTGGGCTTACCAGATTTCCCAGCGGCATACCGTCGGCAGGCAACTGGTGCCCAACGGCGACTGGGCCGGAATGCGAGGCGACTCCGATGACGCCGCATGACCTATACGTGGCCGATGCGAAGTACGCGCACCAGACGCACAGACCGCGCGTGCTGGTCCGCTGTGCCAAGTGCGGGCACCTCGGCATCGGCATGATCGAGACGGCCGGCGACCGCGTCATCGCCCGGAGGTATGACACGGAGTTCGACACCGGCTGGTGGTGGGGCTTCGACGAACTGAAGCTGCTAGGCATGCCGACGGCCTGCCCGGCAGCGGGGCGCGAGGCTGGAGGCCACGCCGCCTAGCCGGCGGCTTCCGGGACGGCCAGAGACTCCGCCCTTCCTACGGCCAGCCAGCGGCCACGGCAGCAAAAGAAAAAAACGAACCGACGACCGAACCCTTTATCGTCAGTTGCGTATAATCGGTGTGGCGGGCATGGCGCCCGCCGGGAGGACACGAAGATGGCACTTCGCTTTGCAGTCGAGATTGAAACCCACATGCCGGTCGGTTCGGTCAACCGCGGCCCCCACGGAAACGGCGCTCCGGTGCCGTGGCTCCCGGCGGGCTGGCTCGCGGACGCTGACCCTTCGATTGTCCCGCCCAACAGCGGGCGGTTCGGCGTCGAGTTCGTCTCGCCGATCCTCGACGGGGCCGATGGCCTGCGTCAGCTTCACGCGGTCGTCGCCGAGATCAAGGCTCGCGGCGGTCAGGTCAACGCCTCGTGCGGCCTTCACGTTCACATCGACTTCGACAAGAGCAACAAGGCCGCAAAGCGAAAGCTGGCGCAGCTTGTCGCGAACCACGAGAAGGCGCTGTACGCGGTCACCGGAACCCTCTCTCGCGAGCGCGGAGTCGGCGGCCGGTACGGAACCCACTGGTGCAAGTCGATCAAGCAATACGGGAGCGCCGGGCGGGCGATCCGGGCCTCCGAGTCTGATCGGTACCACTTGTTGAACCTGAAGACCGGCCGGAAGCCGACCGTCGAGTTCCGCGTCTTCGGCGCGAGCCTCAACGCGGTGAAGATCAGCGCGTGGGTCCGGCTCTGCGTCGGGCTGGTGGAGAAGGCTGTCGAGTCCTCCGCTCCGGTGCCGTGGAACAACCCCGCCAAGGCGGGAGGCTTGTTCCGGACCAACGGTGCCGGTGAGAAGGAAGTCGCTCGGCTCGTCTTCTCCCTCGGCTGGACTTATGAGGGGTTCGGAACCCGGAAGTACGGCCGGAAGAAGTTCGGGGCGCTCGGGGCCGACAACCTCGACTCCGATGTCCGGGAAGTCTTGCGGCTCGCCCGGAAGTATGACGCCGCGTCCGCTGCCGCCGAAGGCGGCGGCGGCGACGGCGGGCAGGGCTGATAAGCAAAAACCAAGAAGGAGGGCTTCGCAATGTGTGGCGTGTTCGGTTTCGTGTCAAAGGGCAACAAGCGTGTAGACCTTGCGGTTCTCAAGCAGATCGCACGGGTGACGGAGCTTCGCGGGCCTCACGCGTGGGGCATGGCGTGGGTGGACCGCCGCGGCAAGGTGCGGACCTTCAAGCAGCACGGCCGCGTGTCGAGTTCGCTTGGCCTGCTCGGCATGGCAGCGGGTGCGGAGATGCTGATCGGCCACTGCCGGTACGCGACTCACGGCGACCCCGCGAACAACCTCAACAACCACCCGCACGACGGCGGCGACTCGTGGGTCGTTCACAACGGTGTGATTCACCACTACGAATCGATTGTCAAAAAGCACCGGCTGCGAATGCAGACCGAATGCGACAGCGAGGTGATTGGCCTCATGCTCAAGAAGTTTCGCGGCAAGCCGATGAACCGGATGGTCCGGGCATGCAGCGAAGCTATGGGCGTCAGCCCGTTCGTGTCGCTCGCACTGTGGCCGGACCGGCTGATCGGCGCGCGGGCCAACGGCCAGCCGCTGCACATCGGAGAAACCGCCGGCGCGTTCTGGCTGGCTTCCCTGCGGCACGGCCTGCCGGGCAGTGTCAGCGAGTTTCCGGAGGGCGAGGTGTTGGAGTTCGGCGGGCGCGGTGCGGCCTAACGCACCGCCGCCGCCGGCAGAAAACCGTGGCGAACCGTTTGTAGGCAGATGCGTATAACAGGTGTCCAGAAGGGAGGACAGAATGAACAACGCAGTGATCGGTGACTTCGGGCAGAAGATCGCAGGTGCAAAAAAGGACCGCGCGGCCCCACGCGTCAACAAGCCGGAAGGCGACGCGGCGAAGCCGAAGAAGCCCCGCGGCGATGCCAAGCCGGCCGTGTTCGCGGCCTACCGCCACCGCGCGGCGAGCCTGTGGTGGATCGAGAAGAAGGGCGACCGCGGCCACCGCCGGCTGAAGGAGTTCGCATCGCGTGAGGCGCTCGCCGAGTTCTGGCGGCTCCCCGACTCCCGCGAAATCCTCCTCGCGCTGTGGAACGATGTCCGAGAGCGGGAGAAGGTGAACGACCTGAAGCTGCGCGGCGAGCGCAACATGCCGCGTGTCGGCCCCGACTATCGCGGCGGCGCCGATGTCGCTCCGGAGCGGTTCATGGAGGTGTTCAAGCCCTACGGCGTCCAATTCGGAAATTGGCAGAAGGACCGCGACCTGTGCCTCAATCAGGCGCACGACGCCTTCCTCGACCTCGCCAACTTCCTGCGGCTCGCGCCAGAGGCAATCGCCTTCGGCGGTCGCCTCGGCCTCGCGTTCGGCGCGAGAGGTCACGGCAAGGCTGCGGCCCACTACGAACTGGCACACAAGGTCATCAACCTGACCAAGCCGCACGGCGCGGGGTGCCTTGCTCACGAGTGGTTCCACGCTTATGACCACAACGCTTGCGTGTCGGCTGGCCTGCCGGGCCTGTCGGCCTCCGCCGGACTGCGGGAGGTGCTGCGAGCGATTCCTTACGGACTGCGGAAGCGGAGCGCGGAGGCGGATCGGTCGCGGTCCGGAGCGAAGTACTACTCCAAGCCGGAAGAGATGCTGGCTCGGGCGTTTGAGGCATGGGTGCGGGCGAACGTCAACAATGACTACCTCGCGAACATCCTCAAGCTGAACCAGTTCGGCTGCGGCGAGGCACGGTATCCTTATCCGCTGGAGTCCGAGATGCCGGCAATCGACGCCGCGTTCCGGAAGCTGTTCGCACTGGACTGAATCGAAGGGAGACTTTCATGAGCTACGTTGTCGCCGGGACAAGGCTTGCGGTCGTGATTCACCACGGCTTCGCCTGCACGAAGGAGGAGTTGCCGCGAGCGCTTGCCACGTACGCGATGGCTCGCGGCTCCGGTCTGGTGCTGCGGCATGAGGTGTACAGTAGTCGTGCGGCGGCGGAGGCCGCTGCCGCCGACTACAACTATCGATATGGACACACGTGGATCAAGCCAGAGAGGGAGTAGTCTCATGGCCCGAAGCACAATCAAAAAGCACGCGACGACCTGCGGACTCCTTCACGGGGCCGGCGGCCGTGCCAAGGTTGTCGGACGCGACGGAAACAAGCTGACGTACCGATGGCCTTGCGGCTATGAGAAGACGGAGGTGCTGATGCACGGGCCGGGGCGGCTGCGCAAGCCGGCGCCAGCGGACTTGGTGGCATTCTTCGCGAGGTACTGGGCGCAGGGCGTCACTTACGAATGCCCGCGGTGCCGGCGGAAGTCGCTTGCGGAGAAGAGGATGGCCGGCAAGGGCAAAACCAAGGGAGGCTGACATGGGGAGGGGAAACAAGGCGAGGCGCCACCGAAAGCGGTGCGGCACATGCCAAGAGTGCTGCGTCGCGCTGTCCGTCGAGGCGGTCGCAAAGCCGGCTGGGCAAAGGTGTCAGCACCAGTGCGCCGCAGGCTGTGCAATCTACTCCACACGGCCGACGCCGTGCCGAGACTACAAGTGCATGTGGCTTCAGACGCCGATGCCGATGGAGCTACGGCCGGATAAGTGCGGAGTGATTCTGGAGACGCGGAGTACGAAGCTGGGGGCGGAAACGATCATCGCCAGAGAGACGCGGGCCGGCGGCGTCGCCGCCATGTGGGAATTTATAGCGAAGATGTCGGACGCCACTGGTTTCCCGGCTTACGTGATACTTCTGTCCGGGGAACGTCGAATCATCAGAAAGGAAGGGGTGCTGCCATGAACTGCGAGAGTGACATTGCTGCCGACATCAACGCGAGGCTCGACATGGTTCGGAGGTTCGCGCCGAATCTGGTCTGCCTCCGCGCGGCCTTGATTCCGTTTGAGGACATCATTCTGTCGGAGATCGCCGGCCCGCAGCCGGACGCGGCCGGGTACGATCCAGAGGAAGAGCCGTATTTTGAGGTCGATGTCATGTGCGGCCAGACCGCAGCCGCCGTCGTCGCGATTCGTTTCACGGCGCAGGGCATCGCCGTTCAGGAGTTCATGATCGTCAAGGACGGCAAGAAATCGCGAGAGGTAGCCGTGGACGGGCCGCGGTCAATCACGCTTCAAGGGATGTTCAACTACCTGCGGCAGCTTCCCCGGCCAGTATCGTCGTTCTAGCCGATGACCTCGTCATCGACAGGATCGAACGCCTCGCCGGCGTCGTTCACGGCGAACGTCAGCGCAACGTCGAATGGTTCGCCGAACACCGGCTTTACAACCACGCAGTCGTCGCACTGAAACACGCTGCACTCTTGGTCGTTTGCGACGATGACGCCTGACGACTGAAGTTCAGATTTGCACAGGGGGCACTTCCAGACATCGACAATCATCGGATGACCCTTTGCTTGCGTAGTGGATATATTAGCAGTCGCGTACAGCGGCGACCGCGTACAATCATTAGGAGGGCTTACTATGAAAATGAAATCGTTCGACCCGGATCAGTGGGTGTCAATCCACACGGCTGCAAGTATCGCGGATGTTCACAGAGAATGGATGAGAAGGCTCGCCAAAAGCGGGAAGGTGCGAGCGTTCAGCATCGAGGGCCAGTGGTTCGTCTACCGCAAGGATGCCGAGACATTTGAGCGGAGTTCCCGCGGGCGACCCAAGGCCGAAAAGTAAGCCCACAACACGGAGGCTTCATGGGCAAGCGAGGCCGTCGGCCAGAGCCGACGATTCTGAAGATCGCCAAAGGCAACCCCGGCAAAAGGGCGATCAACCACAACGAGCCGAAGCCGGCCAGTGACGGCATCTCACCGCCCGACTGGGTGACCGGCAAATCTCTGGACAAGTGGAACGAGCTTGTCCCGAAGCTTCTCGGCATGGGCGTCATGACGAACGCCGACATCGACACCGTTGCCCGCTACTGCTCCATGCACGAGCAGTACCTGAAATACCTTGATCAGGTCCGTCGCGGGCTTGACGTTCTTGTTATTCGTGATGACTCCGGCAAGGTGAAGTACATGCAATCCACGCCGGCGGCGACCATGATGGCGAAGCTCGCGGCTTCGATGCTCCGCATCGAGCAAGAGTTTGGCTTGACTCCATCGTCACGGAGCGGCTTGAGTGCCTCGCAATCGCAGCAACAAGACGAGCTTGACGACTTCCTCAAGCGAAACGCTTGACGACGAAGGCGGCGACTTCGACCCTGCCGCCGCCAACCGCGTGTGCCGCTTCTTTGAGGAGATGCTTCGGCACTCCAAGGGCGACCTCGCCGGCCAGCCGTTCTATCTCATGGACTGGCAGCGGAAGATGCTCCGCGAGCTTTTCGGAAGAAAGAATCCCGCCACGGGCGTTCGCAAGTACAGAACTGCCTACATCGAAGTCCCGAAAAAACAAGGAAAATCGACCACGCTTGCCGGAATTGCGCTCTACATGCTCGTCGCTGATTCTGAAGCGGGCTGTGAGTGCTACGGTGCGGCGAGTGACCGTGAGCAAGCGGGAATTATCTACAGAGAGGCCGCCGCGATGGTGCGAGCCTCCCCTGCTCTGTCGAAGCAGCTAGAGGTCATCGACAGTCGCAAAACGATCCTTCATCGCAGGAGTAATTCTTTCTATCGCGTACTTAGCGCTGACGCATTCAGGGCGGAGGGCTTGAACATACATGCCCTCTTATTCGACGAACTGGGTTGCGCCCCCCGGCCAAGCGGCGGGGGGGGGCGACCCAGAAAAACCTGCACGCACAACGCGACCGCCGTTTATGGGACGCACTCCGTTACGGCGGCGCCGCGAGGAAGCAGCCGCTTCTCCTGTCCATCTCCACGGCCGGGTTTGATCGCCGGTCGATTTGCTGGGAGCAGCACCAGTACGCGGAAAGGTGCCTTGCCGATCCGGAGTTCGATCCGTCGTTCTACCCGCTGATCTACGCTGCGCCGCAGGACTGCGCGACCGACGGATCGTGGAAAGAGGAGCGGGTTTGGAGGATGGCGAACCCAAGCCTCGGCGAGACGATCACCGTCGAGTCATTTGCCGCGGATGCCAGAGAGGCCGAGCGGAGTCCGACCAAGCTCAACTCTTTTTTGCGTTACAGGCTCAACGTCTGGACGACCCAAGATAATCGCTGGTTCAAGCCCGAAACGTGGCAGTTGGGGAACCAGCCGCTGCGGCCGTTCGACGGCCGACCCGTCTACGCCGGCCTCGACCTCGCGACCACGTATGACCTGACGGCGATGGTGCTGGTCTGCCCGGACGCCACCGACGGCTCGATTGATGTGCTGCCGTTCTTCTGGATACCGGAGGCGAACGCCGTAGAGCGGATCAACCGGGACAAGGTGCCGTATGACGCGTGGATACGCGACGGCCACCTGCGGACCACGGAGGGGAACACTACCGACTACACGATCCTGCACAGGGACATCGTGGAAATCTGCCAGAAGTACGGCGTGCGTCAGCTAGGAGTGGACATCAGGTTCAACGCGCAGATGCTGGCGAACACTCTGCAAGGGGAGGGGGTGGATGTGAGAGGATTTGCACAAGGCGGTCGCACCATGACTGGGCCGGCTCGTGCGCTTGAGAACCTTGTCCAAGGCGGCAAAGTACGGCACGCGAACCACCCGGTTCTGTCGTGGTGCGCCGACAACGCCGCCGTGGCCGAGGACAAGTTTGGAAATATCTATCCGAGCAAGGCAAAAAGCACTGAGAGGATCGACGGAATCGTCGCCCTGTGCCAAGCGGTCGGCTGCTGGATGACGAACGAAGCCTCGCCGCAGACCACGAAAACCCCCGAAATCCTGATCATATGAGTCAAGAGACGGGCATCCTGTGGCTCCCGGCGTCGGACTATGAGGCGCGCTCACTGTTCGACTATGAGTCGAACACGTTCACCGGCGGAAGCCGCAACCCGGCCGGCGTCAGGGTGGACGCGAATACGGCCCTCAACAGCACCACTGTATTGGCTTGCGTTCGCGTCCTCGCAGAATCGGTCGCGACACTCCCAATCCACGTATATCGAAGGGTCGCGAACGGCGGGAAGGACATCGCCCGCGAGCATCCGCTGTACCGTGTCTTGCACGACAAGCCGAACGCGTGGCAGACGAGCTTTGAGTGGCGCGAGATGCAGATGCTGCACCTCGGCATCTACGGCCAGTCGTTCAATGAGATCGTGCGAGACGAGCGGGACATCGTCCGCGAACTCATTCCCCTTCACCCGAGTCGAATGCGGGTTGAAAGTATCGAAACGGGAACAATTCGATACACGTATCAGGAGGAGACCGGACGGCTCACGACGTACTCGCAAGATCAGATCATGCACATCCGTTGGCTCACGAACGACGGAGTCAACGGCATGGTTCCAATCGAGCTTGCGAAGGACGCCATCGGGCTTGCCAGAGCCTGCGAGATTCACGGCGCCAGTTTCTTTGCGAACGGCGCGCGTCCGGGCCTTGTTTTATCGACCGACAACAACCTCTCCGTCGATGCGGCCGAGACGCTGCGAGTGAATTGGGAGCGCGTTCATAGAGGCCCAGACCGCGCGCAGAAAACGGCTGTACTCACCGGGGGACTCAAGCCCGTCGAATTCGGGAACACGAACCAAGAATCGCAGTTTCTTGAGACGAGGCGGTTTCAGATCGAGGAAGTATGCCGACTCTACCGAGTACCCCCCCATTTGGTGGGTGACCTTTCGCGAAGCACGTTCGCGAATATCGAGCAGCAAAGTATCGACTTTGTGCAGCACACGCTCCTGCCGTGGTTGCGGCGGTTTGAGTCGGCGTTTCACCGCGACCTGTTTGGCGACGGCGACACGACTCACTTCACCGAATTCGACACACGCGGCTTCATGCGAGGCGATGCCGCCGCGCGGGCCAGCTACTACCAGACGCTTCACGGCCTCGGCGTTGCTTCGGTCAACGAACTGCGGGCGTGGGAGAACCTGAATCCGGTCGAGGGCGGCGACACCCGGTTCACGCCGCTAAACATGCAGACGCTGGAGGCGGCGGCGAACCAGCCCCCTGCCCCGGCGCCGCCCCCGACTCCTGCGGCGAGCGTGAACGAGCTAGTAGCGGTTCTTTCACAGATCGCCGCCGGCTCAATCGCCCCGGAAGCGGCGAAGAGCATCATGGCCGCCGCCTTCCCGGCGCTGCCAGAGAACCTTGCCTCTCAGATCGTGGCGGGAGTATCGGGTCCGGAGAAGCCGACCGAACAGCCGGCAGATCGTCCGGCGGCGGAGGTCGGCGGGCTGGTGACAATCCTCGCGCAGGTGAAGGAGGGCGGCCTGACCCCGGACGCCGCGGTCGCGGCCCTTGGCTCCGTCTATCCGGGCCTGCCGGACGCCACGACACGCCAGATCGTGGCGGGCGTCAATCCGCCCTCTCAGCCGCAGGAGCGGCCCACGGCAGACGTTGGCGGGCTGCTTGCGATCCTCGGGCAGGTGACCCAAGGGGCGGTCACGCCGGAAGCTGCCCTCTCCATCGTGACGGCGGTCTTCCCGACGATGCCGCAGCCGCTGGCGCAAGCGATCATTGCCGGCGCGAAGCAGCAACAGCCGCCGCAGCAACCTCCTCCGGGCGCCCCGGAAGGCCAGTCTCCATTCGGACCCGGCGGGCCTCCGGGTGCGCCAGAGCAGCCGACGAGCGGCCCGCAGGACTCACGCGCGTTCTGCCCCGGCGCCTCGCCTCCGGACAACACATGCTCGCCAGCAAACAAGGGAGACTCAGCACCACGGCCGCCAGCCGCACCGGAACCGTCGAAGACCCCGGTCGGTGACGACGACCCGCGAGGGAAGCTAACCGGCCACACGGCGGAGCAGCGCCTTGCCTACGCGAAAGAGGTCGAACAGTGGTTGAAGGAACACCACGGGATCATGCTCGTCGAGTACGGAGACTTCGCTGACCCGCTACCACCTTCAATGCACGCGATGCAGTTGGTCACGGAGGGGGTGCCGAAGATTGTTGAGCTTGGAATGGCGAAGCCGGAAGCAATCATTTTTGATGACGGCCTTCCGCCCAAAGCAGCGGCAGCCTTCTATCAGTGGAACAACTCCATTGCGATCAACCCTAACTTCAACATCTCAAGTCTTGGCAAAGCAAAGCCGGGGCAGTTTGCGAGCAACGCGTTGCCGGATGTGCTTGTTCACGAGTCTGCACACAAGCAGCACATCGCAAGCATTCGCGACAAAGTTCCATCGTTCTATAGAGGCAAGGACGAGCAGGCCGTTGACAATGCAGCCAGCGAACGAGTGGGGATGCTCTTTGGAAACCCGGACGACGACGGATTTCCAACAAAAGACCCGTGGACAAAGTCGGCGCGATTCGGCTCCGCGGCGCTGAACGAAGACGGAAAGCCCGTTGACCCAGACGAGGCTCGCAGCATTGCCGCAAAGGTAAGCGAGTACGCGACGACAAACCCGCTTGAGTTCGTGGCCGAGGTCGTTTCGGGGCAGTCTGCCGGCGCCACATACGGCGACGATGTGCTGTCGCTCTATGACGACTACGGCGGGCCGGCAGAACTCGTGCGTCGAGGCTCCCGCAGGAGGACGGCGTAGATGGCTTTCGTATTTGTCGCGGACGACAACAGCCGCAAGGAGTACTGGGCAGCGGCTTCGATGATGCTGAAGAGGCCGACCAAGTCGAGCAGAAGCATTCGCGCCTTCTGCCCCACAGGCCCCGGCGGCGGAGTGGATAACACATGCTCTGCGAAGGACTCCGGTGATGCCGGTCCGGGCCGTGTCTTTGCCTCTGAGTACGGCATGGACTACTCGCCCGAGAACGCGAAGGTCGTCGAGAAGGCTCGCGAGGTTCCGGACGACAAGTGGAACGAACTGCCGGTCACGACGATCCCCGCCGGGACCACGCTCAAGGCGAACGAAGAGACGCTGAAGACGGCGCCGATTGAGAAGGTCGTGTCAGGCGACGAGCCGTTTCGCGAAGGCTACGTCACCAAGCTGTGGGACGACGGCAACGGCAACCTTCATATCGTGGACGGGCACCACCGCGTTGCCATGTACAGCGCTCTCGGCAAGGACATGCCGGCTCGCGTCATGGGCGAAGCCGACTACAAGAAGCTGATGAAGGGACGCGGCAGTCGCGCCTTCTGCCCCACCGGCCCCGGCGGCGGCGTGGACAACTCGTGCGGCAGCGGCAAGGGCGGGAGTGGCGGAAGCGGAAGCAGCGGGCGGGTTCGTGCTGTCGATGTCAGCGTGCCGGCGCTTGAGAAGCACGCAGACAAGGTGGCTGGCGGCTCCTACGTGGACGGCGCGATTGTGTCGGACGAGTTTCCGAAAGGCGCCGTTGTGCCCCGCGACTACGCGAAGCTGCAAACACACCACGCTGATGTAAAGCGACAGCTTGCGGAGCGGGTTGGCGTTCCAAGCAAGAAGTCGAGCGAGACAAACAACTCAGCCACAACCGTCGATGAGTTGCTTGCGGACGCACGCGACGTTGTGCCGCAGTACAAGGAAATTGTCGAGAAGGCCGCCAAGGACGCGGGCGTTGAAGCGTCGTTTGGAGAAGCAGACCCAAACAACCCCGCACACGACTACCTTCGCGAGCATGCGTTCGGAACGCACATGCTCAAGATTCCTGAGTCGCTGGCAGGGAAAGTGCCGCGGGTTCGCAAGGAAGACAACCTCGGCCCGGAAGTTTCTGACGCGACAATCGTCAACCGCGAACTCAAGGACGCCGTCCGCGGATCACTGATCGCAGACACCCCGGAAGCACTTGGCGACGCCGTGCGGTCCGTGCAGCAGCAGGCCGAGAAGGCGGGCATGGCTGTGTCGATCAAGAACAGGTTTGAGGACAAGAGCGAAACCGGCTACGGCGCCGTCCACATGACGATGGAGCTACAGACGCAAGCCGGCCGCTCCGTCATGACGGAGCTTCAGTTCCACCTGCGGCAGGCGTATGACGGAAACCGTGGCAGTCCGAAGGACAACAGCCACGGGCTGTACAAGCCCGACCCGAAGACAAACTCCATCTCTGAGGCGTCGGCTGCGGCACAGATGCTGATTTGGTCGCGGGCTTTCGACGAAGTGCCGCCGCCGCCCGGCCGCCGGCGGGGGAGTACCGCGAAACGGGCCTTCTGCCCCGGCGCCTCTCCGCCGGACAACTCTTGCGCGCCTGCGAACAAGGGGGACGGGGGCGGAAGTGCTGGCGCTGGGGCGAACAAGGCCGCTTCCGGAGCCGTAAAGGGCAAAGGCAAGAAGGTCGAGTTCGGCACCGTGTCGCGGGCCGCGCTCGACAACATGAAGGCTACGGGCGGCTTTTCGGTTCATCCGGTTACCTCCCAAAGCCCGACGACCGGATACATGGTTTCGGTGCGACCCGAAGCCGAGGTGATTTATGATTCGTATGAGCAGGTAAACGAGGCCGCGTTCAGGGGCTTCTACGAAGCGAACAAGGCAGCTTTTGAAGAAAGCGAAAACCTTCACTTCGGCGGCTGGGTTGATACGAACACCGGCAAGGTATACTTCGACCTATCGAAGCGTTTTGAGGACATAGACGAGGCCATCGATGCAGCGCAAGAAACGAACCAACTCGCGATCTGGCACCTCGATGAGAGGCGGGAAATCCGCCGCGAAGACTACGAAGCGAGCAGAAAGCGCCCCCGCGCCCAAGCAGTTCGCTCGCTTCGACTTTCCGGCTGGATCGGCGATGGACTTCAAGGCGATGGCGGAGGCGTTTCAGGAGTTCGCCAAAAAGGCGATGGCCGGCAAGCTCGACAAGCCCCAAGGCTGACGCAGCGAGTCTCTCGGGCCTTCTGCCCCGGCGCCTCTCCGCCGGACAACTCATGCTCCCCTTCCAATAAGGGCAGCGGCGGCGCTCGACCGCCGGCACAGCCCAAACCCTCACGCGAGCCGGGTTCGCTGCCGGATGACCCTCGCGGCGATGTCACGGGGCACACCAAGCTTCAGCGGTATGACCACCTTGGCGAAGTGGCTGCGTGGCTCTCTGCCAAGGGCGTCACGCTTGAGCAGAAGGACGACGCCAACGGCCCGCCTTCGATGCAGGCCATGCAGGCCCTTACGGACGGCGTGGAGGCTATCGAACGGCACGGCATGGAGGTGCCTCGCACGATCATCATTGAGGAACACCCCCACAACGCCCCGGCGGCCTATGACATCGTCGCGGAGACGGTGCATATCGACCCAGACCTGAGTATCGATTCGATACGAAACGCGGTGCTGCTCAAGGCCGTGGTCGGCGTGCCCGGAAGCGAGGGCGGGAACGCCATCGTCCACGAGATGGCCCACCATGAACACGTGTCCGCGCTCAAGGTCATGATGGGCAAGGACGACGCTGTCGAGAAGTGCCGCGATTGGATTGGCAGACCCGGTATCCTCGGCCCAACGAAAAACCCGTGGGAGCCGGGAACGCGAATGGCATCGAATTCAGTTGACCGTGACGGACGCCGGGTGTCGCCGAAAGAGGCCATCGCCATCGCGAGCGAGGTGAGTCGATATGCGACAGTCACTCCGCTTGAATTCGTCGCCGAGACTCGCGCTGGCCTCGCCTATGGCCTTGAGTACTCGCAGCGCGTGCTTGACCTCTATGACGACTATCTCGGCCCTCCGGTTCGCGTCACGGCGCAGAAGAAGAAGGCAGCGTGACGCGTGACGTACGTTTTGCCGACCGACAAAGACTTTGAGGAGAAGTACTGGGCAGCGGCGAGCGCCGCTGTCGGGCTTGCTCCGGACGACGAGTCGCGGGCCTTCTGCCCCGGAGCTTCACCACCGGATAATTCCTGCTCACCGGCGAATAAGGGCACCGCCGGGCCAGCGCCGCCCAAGGCCCCGGAGCCTGCCGCCGCGCCGGGGTCGCTTGTGGGCGACCCACGCGGAACGCTGACGGGACACACAAGGGAGCAGCGGCTTGCGCACCTTGAGCAGGTGAGTGACTGGCTCGCGTCTCGGGGCATCGAATTCATCAGGACCGCAGGCCAGAGCGACCCGCCGACGATGCACTCGATGGACGCGGTCACTCGCGGAATCGAGGAGCTTGAGCGTGTCGGTATCGGGATTCCGCAGAAGCTTGTCATCGCGGACATCCCCGGAAACCCGCCGGCCGGATACCACTCTGGGACGCAGACAATTTGGTTTGACCCGGACTATGACATCGCGGCGCTGAGGGACTCTGTCGAGCAGCGCTTTCTGGCGGGCGTCAAAGGGCAAGAGGACGGCGGCCCAATGATCCACGAGATGTCGCACCACGACCACAACATGTCCGTGCAAGACCAGTACGGCGACGAAAAGGGGAGAGAGGTGTGGGCAGCGTGGTGCGGCAATCCGGGCGATTATGGGCCAACTACCGATCCGTGGGAGCCGACCGCACGATTCGGATACGGGGCCACGGAAGGCGGAAACCGAACGAACGCGCAAAGGGCGAGGCTCATCGCCAGCGAGGTCAGCGTCTACGCGACGATGAACCCGCTTGAGTTCGTTGCCGAGACGCGAACGGGCCTCTCGCTAGGACTCAACTACTCAGACAAAGTCATGAAGCTCTATGACGACTACCTCGGGCCGACCGTCCGCAGGCCCGCCGCAAAAGCAAAGAAGAAGGCGGCGTGACGCATGGTCTACATGACTGGCAGCAGCCTGAAAGAAATCGAGAAAGCCTACTGGGGCCTCGCGAGAGACTTTCTTGGCGACAGCGCCCCCGGAGAGTCGCGTGCTTTCTGTCCGGGCGCTTCGCCTCCGGACAACTCCTGCTCTCCCGCGAACAAGGGAAACGCCGGAACAAGTGCGCCGCAGTCGCCCTCTCCCGCAGCCGCAAAGGGTTCATTCCCAGAAGACCCGCGTGGATCGCTGACCGGGCACACATGGGAGCAGCGGGTGGCGCATATAGAGCAAGTGACGGAGTGGCTTGCGGGCAAAGGAGTTGAGCTTCAGCACAATCAGGGAGAGTGGACCGGCATGGGGCTTCCGCCTTCTATGCAGGGAAGAAAAAAGGGGCCGGCGTCCATCGACGCTATGGATGCGATCACACAAGGGGTTGAAGAACTGGAGAGGCTTGGAGTTGCTCTGCCGAAGAAGATCATCGTCGAGGACATCAGCGGCAACGCGCCGGCTGCATGCAATATGGATAACGGAGTGCTTTACTTTGACCCAGACTACGATGTCGCAAAGGTAAGGCAGTCAGTCGAAGAGGGATGGCTTGCTGGGGTCGCGGGGAAGGAGCATGTCACTTCAATGGTTCACGAGATGGCGCACCACGACCACATGCGCGCAATGACGGATTTCTTCAAAAGCGGAGGGCGGGCGGTGCAGTATTTGGATCGCTGGCTGGGTGATCCAGCGCCTTCTAATGGAGTCCCAACAACCGACCCGTGGGCCAGATATGAGAGAGCGTCGCACAAGTCCAGCAACGACAAAGGCGGTCCCATGAGCGAAGAGGCCGCAAAAGAAGTTGCCGCGCAGGTGAGCGAATACGCGACAAGGAATCCGCTTGAGTTTGTCGCCGAAACACGGACCGGGCTGTCTCTTGGGATCGACTACTCGCGAGAGGTTCTCGACTTGTATGACGACTACCTTGGCCCGCCAGTTCGGCGGCCAGCGGCACAGAAAAAGAAAGCGGCGTGACGCATGGTCTACATGACCAGTAACACGAAAGACTCAGAGAAGACGTACTGGAGGCTTGCAAGGAAGTTCTTCATCGATGGCGCTCTCGCGGAGGACCGCGCCTTCTGCCCGACTGGGTCAGGCGGCGGAGTCGATAATTCATGCGGGAGCGGAAAGGGCGGCAAGGGTGGGGCCGCCGGCGGAGACAAGTCGGGGACGCCGAAGGGACGCGCGAATCGCCCGGAGCGAGTGCCGACGCGCAAGCCATCGAAGAGCGAGGTACAGCTTGCCTCTCAGGACGGCGACTCTCCGCGGCAGATCGCAGCAAGAAAGGTCGTCGCGTCGCACTTCATGCACAGCAAGGGGGCTTTTCTCGACAGAAAAACGGGGAAGCTCAAGCCGCTCGACCGGCAGCGGTTTGAAGGGCAGATGAAGGCAATCGATTGGTCGAAGCCAGTGAAGGTCGGCCCGCCCCCGGAACTGCCGCCGCCTTCCGTGCTTGTGCAGTGGCAGGCCCCCGGCAACATACCGCCGGCCGGCGGCTACTTCTCCACGGAGGGCACGGAGCCAGAGCAGCTTGGAATCGGCAGGAAGGGCACCGCTTGGAAATCCGAAGGCCAGCCCGTCGTCGATAAAATCCCTTACACGTTTGAGGTGCAAGCCGCACCCCAATACCTCCAGTCTTACGCGTCCCCAGCCGTCGATACGTGGAGTACCAAGGACAGCCGGCCGCAGGCCGCAAACGGAGGAGGCGTCCAATACTTTGTTCCGGACGCGCAGGCGACAGGCGGCATCGATGAGTTCAAGCTGAAGGGCGGCAAGCGGCGGAGCGTGCGGTCGCTTCAGCGTCGCAAACTGACCATTAGCATCGACTTCGACCGCACTTTTGCAGCCGACCCTGCACTATGGGGCGAGTTCGCTGCGGAGGCTGTCGGCGAAGGCAACAAGGTCGTCATGGTGTCCCGTCGCGAGGACACCCCAGAGAATCAGGCGTACGTCGCTAAGTCACTCGGCAAGTGGGCAACAAGCTTTTCGCGAGTCCTCTTGGTCGGCACCGACAAGCTCAAGGATGCCGCGGCTAAAGACGCCGGCATCAAGGTTGACATCTGGGTGGACGACGCGCCCCAGACCGTGAAGGGGTCGGCGTAATGGCACGGTATGACCACATCGACTTCACGCCGCCGGCGAGAGTGCGGTCGGAGGCAGAGAAAGGGCTGGCGTGGCGAAGAGAACACGGCCGCGGAGGCACGGCAGTAGGCGTGGCCCGCGCTCGCGACCTGTCGAACGGCACGAAGATCAGCCCGACCACGGCTCGCAGGATGAAGGCGTTCTTCGACAGGCATCAGGTCAACAAGGGAAAAGAAGGCTGGAGTCCCGGCGAAAAAAACTTTCCCTCGAATGCCCGGATCGCGTGGGCATTGTGGGGGTCAGACGCGGGGTGGTCGTGGGCAAAGAAGCTCGTCAGGCAGATGAACGCCGCAGACGATAAGGCCAAGCGTGACTACCATTCGTATTTGGCGGGTGCGTATAATCGTCTTGTGAAGCACCGGAGCTAATCAGATGGGTTCGTTCGCAGACTCTTTCCAGCACATCAAAGACCGCGACAGCTTCTACGCGACGCTGGACAAGGCCATCGCGGCAAGCGAGGCCCGGCCGGACGATCCGGGCTTTGCCCGTGTCGCCTCGCAGCTTCGGGCGATCAAGGGGTGGACGAAGGGCGGCGAGCAGCCAAGCCGCGAGGACATCGAGTCCATCGACATCTGCCGCATCGTGGCGGTCGAGTACGAAGCCCTTCGCAGCGAGATTCAAGAGGTGGACGACTGGGCGCAGATGGCCGGCGAGGTGGCGATCTACATCAAGCACTGGCTCGACGACGCGGAGTTCGCCGAGGTGGACGAATATGACCTTGAGTGGTACTGAACATGGCAGAGAACGACGCGAGAACAGTCCAGTCTGAAACGTGGTATGAGTGCGGCATGTCTGCCGTCGTGGCTGAGAACTACGGCGAGGGCCGCATCCAGTTTTTTCTGATCAACTACAAGGGGGAGCGGCTCCCCTTCACGAACATCAAAAGGCTAGACGAAGAGGGCAGCGTCGTCACGAAGGACGAGGCCATGGCCCACCTTGAGGCCGTCAAAAAGAGCCTTGTCCAATAGCCGGAAACTGCAAGGGCGCGGCGGCTTTCGCCTATAGTTTTTACGGCAGCAAAAAACACCCGACCAAGGGCGAAGCCGTGGAAAACCTTGAGCGACGGTCCTTTTCGTACGATGACAACAGCCGCGGGTCGCTCCTGCGCATCGAGCGGCGCTGCGAGTGCCCGGACGACGGGGAGGAGGGTCGCGAATGGATCGTCGGCTACGCCGCCAAGTTCGGGGTCAACTCTCTTGAAATCGACGGAGAGTTCATTGAGAGGATCGATCCAAGTGCGTTTGGGATCGTGACGGAGCGCCGCGGACGGCGGTCGCCGCTTGAGACGCGGGCGCTCTTCAACCACAACGCCGACATGCCACTGGCACGTTATCCGAAGACGCTCAAGCTCTACGTTGACGACATCGGTCTTCGCTATGAATTCCCTGTGCCCTATAGCAGCTACGGGAAGGATTTAGCTACCAACATCCGCGACGGGATCATCTCCGGGAGCAGCTTCAGCTTCACGGTTGCGCGGGGCGGGGATGAGTGGGCGGTCGAGCAAGGCCGCTCCACGAGATTGATCAAACGCGTCGATTCTCTGATCGATGTCGGGCCAGTCACCTTTCCGGCCTATCCCGATGCCGACGCCAAGGTCGCGATGCGTTCCTATGACATGTTTCGCAAGTCGAAAGGACTTGCGAAGCCGCGAGTCTACCTTTCGCGAAGCGGAAGGCTCGACAGCATTCTGAAGCGCGCACGGACTTCCTTGGCCGATTACATTCGGAAGCATGGCTAAATCCGGCGACGTTTGTCCCAGTTGTCGCAACGCACGCGTAGGCGTTTATGCCAGCCAGTGCCGCGGCGAATACCAAGCCCGCTATCTGCGCTGTCAGAAATGCGGCTACACGACGAAGAGCGTCGTGCCATCGTCTGAAATAAGGCGCCGGTCGCTGCTACCTAACTAGGTAAGCACAGCGTTCTCTATCTGGATGGGTGGCCCCCTCCCGGTCTAGCCTGCAAGTGTCGAGGTTATCGACACACACGCACGCGACACTCAGGAGTCATCTCGTGGCCGCCTCCCAAATCAAAACGCTTCTTGACGAACTCGCCGCCATCCTCGCAGAGATGGGCGCCCTCGATGACGGCGCGACCGACCTGCTTGAGCCGACCGGAGAAGAGGCGAGCGTCGTCGTCGGTGACGCCGCTGCCGCCGAAGGCGAAGACGAGATGTCGAGGGCGTCGGACATGCCCGAAGGCGAGGACATGCCGAAGGAAGACGAGGAAGAGGAAGACCCCGAGATGGTCAAGGCCCGCTCGCTGGAGCGGCTGATGAAGAAGGCCGAGAAGGTCAAGGCCAAGATCGACTTTTACGAGCGCAAGGCGGCCAAGGAGGCCGAAATGCGTGCTGTTCTGGAACGAGCCGCCCCTGCCGAAACCCTTGAAAAGCGAGAAAACGCCATGAAGCGAGTCTTTGCCGTCCCCGCGTCGCACTCCAACCTCCGTGCCTTCCGTGGCGACAACGCCGCGGAGCGGGCGTACCGGGCCGGCATGCACATCCGCGGCTACGTCTTCGGCGACGCCGAAGCCCGCCGGTGGTGCGCTGACCACGGCGTCGAGACCCGCGCGCAGGCCGGCGGCATCAATTCGCTCGGCGGCGTTCTGGTTTCCGAAGAACTCTCGACGGAAATCATCCGTCTCGTCGAAGAGTACGGCGTGTTTCCGCAGTTCGCCCGCCGCGTGCAGATGAACAGCGACACGCTCGTCATCGCACGCCGGAAGAGCGGCCTTGCGGCCCGCCCGGTCGGCGAGAACGTCGAGATCACCGACAGCAATGTCGAGTTCGACAACGTCCAGCTTGTGGCGAAGATTTGGGGCGTTGCGAACCGCATCCCCAACTCGCTGCTTGAGGACTCCGTCATTGATCTGGCAGATGCGATGGCCGTCGAGGTGTCACAAGCCTACGCAGAAGCCTTCGATAATTCGGGCTTTATCGGGGACGGAAGCTCCACGTACCACGGGACGGTCGGCGCTGCCGTCGCCATCGTGGACGGGACGCACAGCGCCAGCGTCGTGACGGCGAAGACCAACAACACGACGTTCGACCAGCTTGAGCTTCGGGACTTCACGAGCCTGATCGCCAAGCTCCCGATGTACGCCAAGCGGAACGCCGCTTTCTACATCTCGCCGGTCGGCTTCGGCGCCGCGATGACCCGCCTCGCCCTGAATCCGGGTGCGGCCACCAGCGGCGTCGGAACGCAGACCAACAGCGGCGGCGGCAACACCGTCAACGATGTCGGCAGCGGCTGGAACACGCTGAATTTCCTCGGCTTCCCGGTCCGGCTGACTCACTCGCTTGAGTCGAACCTGACCGGCACGACCGGCAAGGTCGCTTGCCTCTTCGGCGACCTCTCGCAGGCCGCTGTGTTCGGCGAGCGTCGTGCCATCGGCATCCAGACGGCCCGAGAGAGGTACATCGAACTGGATCAGACTTTGATCCATGCAACAACGAGAAACGCTATGGTTGTAACGGACCTTGGCGATTCGACGAAGGCCGGCCCACTCGTTGCCCTGAAGTTCGCCTGACCCACTTGACCCTCTAGGAGACGAAGTCCGTGAATCATCTTGAAAACAGCAAGTCGGTGGCGAGCCTCGTGGCGACCGGCAGTTCGGTTGCCGCCGGCACCGTGGCCCTGACGGTCGATACGCTCGGCTACGAATACCTGTCCGTGGACGCGGTCTACTCGACCTGCAATGCGAACAGCGCCGTGGCGAGCATCTTCACGCTTCGGGCTGGCGACACCGTGGCGGGTCTTGCCGACTACACCGCGACCTACGGTTCGGTGTCCGGCATCACCAGTTCGGCCAACACGGCGGCCTCGCAGACGAGCGTGGCGACCGTGGCCCGGCTCGACTTCGACCTCCGCGGCAAGCCCCGCTACATCAGTCTGGCGACGGCCCCGAACGACACGGCGGCGAGGGCGATCCTCGTCGGCCGCCTGTCGAAGGGCGCCGATGGCCCGGACAGCGCGTCCGAAAAGGGCGTCCGCGTGAAGTACAGCGGCTGATCATTTGACAGCCTCGACACATTAGATGGCGGGTACGGGCTTCCGTACCCGCCATCTTCTTTTCTGGAGGCAGTGAATGATCGTCAAGATTGGTTCGACGGACATGGACGTTCGCATCGAATGCGTGATGAGTGGCCCCCGCTTTGGCCCCATCGCGAACATCTTCGGCTGGGCGCAAGCGCTTATGCCGCTCGGGATTCGACCGACGCTCGGACAGGGGGCGCTGTGGCCTCAGGTGATTCAACGCTGCCTAGAACAGTTTGCGGATTCGACGGAATACATCCTGACGACCGACTACGATTCGTTCTGGGATCGCAAAACGGTTGAGGAGCTTGTCGGCATGGCAATGGCGCTCAACTGTGACGCCCTCGCGCCATTGCAGGTCAAACGCGAGGACGGCCGGCCGATGTTCACTCTCCCCGGCCAGCTTGACGCCCCGCCGAAAGACGGCTCGACCCAGTTGCCGATTGAGTGGTTCTGCGAGCCTGTGCAAGAGGTGGACAGCGCCCACTTCGGATGCACCGTCATCAGCACCAAGGCGCTCAAGCGGACGCCGAAGCCTTGGTTTCAGGACATCCCGAATGCGGCCGGCGAGTACGGTGACGGCAGGACGGACGCCGACATTTTTTTCTGGCGCCAATTCAAGAAAGGCGGCAACAGGGCGTACGTCACTCCGCGGGTGTCCATCGGTCACGGCGAGTACGTGGCCGTGTGGCCGGGCAAGGAACTGCAAGCCCCCGTGTTTCAGTATGTCGGCGATTACACCGCGAACGGCGCACCCAAAACTGCATGGAAGGCTCCCGGCGCATGAGAATCAAGCTTGTGAAGCGGTATTCGACCTACCACGCCGGCAAGGTCGTCGAGTGCGAGGACGAGACGGCACGGCGGCTGATCGCCGACGGCGTGGCCGTGAGCGAGGAGCCAGCCCCTGCCCCGGCCATCGAGACAGCGGCAGTGGAACACCAGACGGAAGTGGCCGCGGCCACCCCACGGAGGACACGACGAAGTGCAGTACCGAAGCCTGAAAGTCGCGACGCCGCCGGCAGTTGAGCCGGTCACGCTCGCCGAAGCGAAGCACCATTGCCGCATCGATACGTCGAACGACGATGCGTACGTCAGCGCCCTGATCACAGCCGCGAGGGAGTGGTGCGAGTCCTACTGCGATGAAAGTTTCGTCCACAGAGAGTACGTGATGAAGCTCGATTCGTTCCCCGTGGAAATCGAACTGCCGAAGCCGCCGATGGCCTCGGCCGGCACTTGCACCGCCGTGTCGGTGACGTACACGCTGGAAAGTTCCGCGACAGTCACGCTTTCGGAGACGCGATACCGCGTTGACAGAGACGCCCTGCCGGGTGTCATCCGGAACAACTACAGCGGCTCGTGGCCCGCACACAGGCTCGACCAGAACGCCATTACGGTTCGCTGGTGGGGCGGATACGGCCCGGACGGCTCAAGCGTCTCTCAGAAGATCAAGAGCGCGATCCTGTGGCTCGTCGGGCTGTGGTACGAGCGCAGGATGGCGGCAGACGCCGCGAGCCTCTCAGAGATTCCGTTCGGCGTGAAAGCGTTGCTCGATTCATCCAGATGGGGGAGCTACCGATGAGTTTGCTCGGACGATTCACGATTGATGTCAACTTCACTGATTCGTCCATCGGCGATCCGACGAAGAGCGTCAAGACCGTCTCGCTTGCGCACGCGACGGAGTACAGCAGCGGCAAGGTGGCGGTCGTCACCGGCACCGTTGGCACGGCGGTCATCAACGTGGATTGCAACACGCCCGCGTACACGGATTCGTCCGGCGCCGCAGTCGTGTTTTCCTCGATCAGCCGCGTGGCATTCTCGGCGACGGGGGCGAACATGGTCAGGTGCGCGAGCGACCAGCTAGACGGCGTCGGGTACGCGATGACCCTCTACAGCCGCGCGAACCAGATCGCCGTCAGCGAATCGATTGAGGACAACGAGTTTGAAATCGGCGTCGTCGGCACAGCCGGGACTAGCTCATACACCATCATTCTGTACGGTTCATGATAGACCCCGGAAAGCTGCGCGAGCGGATCACCATCGAGCAGGCGACGGAAACCCGCAACGCAATGGGTGAGTCCGTCATGTCGTGGTCTACGTTCGCGGAGCGGTGGGCGAGCGTCGAGGGACTTTCCAGCCGCGAGGTTCTCTTGACCGGGCAGCAGCAAACCGAAATCAGCCATCGCGTTCGGCTGCGTTACGTGGAGGGGTTCAAGGGCACGATGCGGATTGTCTGGAGAGGGAGAGTGCTTGAGATTGCCTCGCTTCTGGAGCACGGCAACAGGAGCGAACACGAGGCCATATGCACGGAGAGGGCAGACTGACATGGCTACCGCCGGCATCATCCTCACCGCAGACATCCAGAATCTGACGGAATTGCAGGAAGCTCTCAGGAAGGCCCTGCCTCCAGAGGCAAAGGCGGAGATTCTTCGCGCTGCGATGGAAAAGGCCATCGAGCCGCTTTTCAACAGGCTGAAAGCGGTCACGCCGGTCGGCCCAACCGGAAACCTGAGGCGAGCGGCGGCGAAGAAGGTCGTCGCCTACCCGAAGAGCGGAAATTGCGTTGGCCTCGTCGGCTACAAGCGTGCCGGCTCTGGCAGAAGTCGTTCGGCGCAGGGGGGCCGCGTCCGCACCGGCCGAGACAGGGCTTTTCATCAGTACTGGCTTGAGGAAGGCACGCTCCCGCGGCTTGTGACCACGTATTCAAACACCACGTACGGCAGAAGGGGGCACCTTCGCCGGCTCCCCGGCAGACCGGCAGTTGAGGTTCGCCCGCACATGGTCAAGGGGCAGAACGCCTATATCGCTTCCAGCTTCAGCAAGCTTGGCCCGTTCAAGTTCGTCCCCACGCCGCGACCGCCCAAGGGCGAGGAGGGGCACCGCGTAGAGACGGAACCCGGATATCCGCAGGCGTACTTCAAGAAGAGCAAGACGCCGATCCAGATTCCGCCGATGCTGCCGGGCGGAAAGGGACAGCCACCCATAAAAACGGCGTGGAACGACACAAAATCCGTTGTGGCCGAGATTTTGTCTCGCGAGCTTCGCATTTCGCTTGAGCAGGCGTTTCAGACTCTCGTCCGCACCTCCACGGGGACACTCTGAAATGAGCGTAAAAGCACCAGAGCCACTTCTGGCCGACGCGCTCAAGTCAGACCCGTCCGTCGCGGCGATGGTCGGCACGCGGATTTACCCGGTGCTGGCGCCGGCGACCGCCGCGATCCCGTTTATCACGTGGCGTCGGGTGGCAGTACAGCGGGAAATGACCCTGTCGGGGCCGGCGGGGATTCCGACCGTGACGCTTCAGGTTGACCTCTACTCAGAGACGTACGAAGGCGCCAGAGAGCTTGCCGACAAGTGCCGCCATGCTCTGGATGGGTGGGGGGGAGCTTTGGGAGACTGGATCACGGTACGGAACGTCAGTCTTTTGAACGAGGCTGACGGATTCGTGACGCTGGCGGGAGGCGACCTCCCGCCCGTCTACACCGTGAGTCAGACATACACAATTCTTTGGCAGGAGATTTGAAACGTGAGTTATCTGACGCCGCACAACGGAAACGCGACCACCAAGGGGACCGTTCTGCGTTTTGACGCCAGCATCTACACGGTCACCAACATCGTCGTCGCAAACACGAACCCCGCCGCGGCGGAGTCCAAGATCGACGTTAGCCATCTCGGCCAGACGACCGGAGAGCAGGCCGCACGGATCGACCGCCCGCTTGTCGTGCCAGACGAGAACGGCAATTCGGGTCGTCAGATCACGTTCGACTACATCGCCTCGACCTCCACGGCCTCCAGCGTCTTCCTGCTCGACGGTGCGACCGGAACGGTTCTCATCACCGTCGGCGGCACGGCGATCATTGGGTCGTCGAACGCGACGAAGGCGACCAATTACTTCGCTACGGTGTCGAGCAACACGGTGACGTTTGCCGGCAACGATGCCGTTCGTGGGCAGGCGGTGCTGTCGCTCGTCCGCACGACCGCACTGAGCGAATAAGCCTGACGGGGGTCCGTCATGGCACTGATAACCGCCGGCGTCACAGCATCGTGGGGCGGCACGGCGTTCGGCACGGTCGTCGAACTGCGGTCGTCCTACGGCGGCAGTCTGCCGCTCGGACGCGGTGCTTCTACCGTGTCGCTTTCTGCCGTGAAGCTTTCCACGGCGGTCGGCCCGATTACCACAATGGCGACCACCTACACACAGATTCAGAAGCCGTGGTCGGTTGACATCGGTTCTATAGAAGTGCTGTGCCTCTCGACGGCCAATGTGTCCATCGACCAGTGGGGCGCGAAGCGAGTGCTTTCAATCGGCGGTACGGCGTTCGTTGGTACATCGACCACCCAGACGGCCGGGTATCTGATGACGACTCACGCCATCTGCCAGACATTGGAGGCAGGCGCAAAAGTGAACGATGTTTGGAGGTTCACAGCGACCTTCAAGCTTTCAAAGGAGACGAACTGAAATGGCTCTGACAGCCGACGAGATTCTTGCCGCCGACGACCTTGGCTTGAAAAAGATCACCGTCCCGGAGTGGGGTGGCGATGTCTACGTTCGGATCATGTCCGTGGGAGAAAGGGATGCCTACGAAAAACTGTGGATGGGCAAGAGGGAGACGGGCGTTGACAACTTCAGGACGGAGTACCTTGCTCGCGTCCTGTGCGACGAACACGGCAAGCTGCTCTTCAGTCGCTCTCAGGTCGAGCAGCTTGCGAGTAAGTCCGGTGCCGTTATGGGGCGGCTGTTCGATGCGGCCATCTCTCACAACAGCATGAGCGCTGCGGATGTCGAGTCGATGGGAAAAGATTGAGTGTCCTGCCGACGAGACAGTTTCTGTTTCGTCTGGCCGGGCACCTGAAAATGACCGTAAAAGAGCTATGCAACAGGATGGACTCTCAGGAACTGACTGAGTGGGTCGCTTACTCGACTTACTTTGAAGCCCTTCCCGATCCGTGGAGGCAGACAGCGTTACTGACCACGGCGGTGCTTGCCCCGCATGCGCCGAAGGGGAAGACCTTCAAGGCCGACGACTTTATACCGCTGGAGAAACGCCCGCAGCACGAATCGCAGGTCATCGACGTACTGATGGGACTGCGCGCGGCACTGGGGCAGACGGACGATGGCTAGGGACATCCTCTCGCTGGCGCTGAAGATCAACGCTGACGCCACCGGCGTCAAGCTCACGCCGCTTGAACGCGCACTCGCCTCCCTCGGGACGCAGGTCGAGAAGATCACGGAAGTCTTTGAGCCGTTCACGGAGCAATCCGCCGCGGCGGCCAGAGCGCAGGAGCAGTTCGGAGAGCGGTTTGCCGCGCTTGCGCAGCAGCTTGAGGAGAAGACGATCACGGCGCAGCAGTACGCCGAGTCGTTCGCCGCGATACGGGAGGAAGCGCAGCAGGCTTCCGATGTGTTCGCCGCAGCCGCAGAGACGACGAAAGCATTTGGGGACTCTCAGGATACCGCTGTCGAGTCTCTCTCCGAATACGCGGAACAGCTTCGCGCCGGCGCTCTGGATGCCGAGACGTTTCAAAAAGCTGTCGCGGATGCTTTTGAGATTGAATTAGATGGCACGGCGGGGGTGGCGGAGTCTCTGTCAGAGATCACGGACAGCGTTGCGTCGGGGACCGGCTCGCTCGATGACTACGCGGAGGCGTTGCGACGGACGGCGGAAGCGCAGGACGCGGAGGCGGAGGCCACTAGAAGGCAGGCGGAGCTTCAGAAAGAAGCCGACGCCATCATTGAATCGCAGCTAACGAATCTTGACAGGTTTTATGAGAAGCAGCGCGAGCTTCAGGAGCTTCTTGATGCAGGAGTCCTGCCCCTTGAGAACTATTCTGCCGCGCTCGCTCGCGCTGCCGAGGGATTGAGCGCCGCAGAGCTTGCGGAGGCGTCGCGCGCGACCGGGGAAGCCTTCTTTGTGGCTGGCGAGGGGGCGACGGAAGCCGCCGAGGGGACAAGCGAATTAGCCGCGGCAGCGAGGCTTCTGCCCGGCGTGTTCGGTCAAGCCGCGGTCAACGTCGCCGACTTTTTCAACAACGTGCGGGGCGCCTCTGGAACAATAACGAGACTCGGCCGCTCTCTAGCTGACCTCCCGGCGCTTGGGGCGAGTGTCGGTCGCGTCTTTTCAACGCTTGGAACGATACTGCTGAACCCCGTCGGCCAGCTTGCGGCGCTTTTGGTCACTTCAGGTGCGGTTGCGGCGGGGCTTTCGCGGCTTGAGGCGGAGACACAGAAGCTTCAGAACACTGCCAACAAGCTTGGGGTCTCGTTCAGGTTCATAGAGACCCTGCAAGAAGCGGCCAAAACTACTGGCGTGTCCTTTCAGCAAGTAAACTCCGCCACGACAAGGCTCCTGCGAACGCTTGCAAACGCAGACGAACGGGGGCAGAAGGCGGCAAAAGCGCTTGGCAACATCGGCATCAGCCTTGAGTCGATCAAGGGCGAAAACACCGAATAGACGATTTGCACCATAGCAACGCAACTTCTGGCGATTGAAGACCCGGCAAAGCGGGCCACGGCGGCCGTCGCCATCTTCGGAAAGTCTGGCGCGGAGCTTCTGCCGTTCTTGGAGAACCTTGGCGAAGCAGAGCAGCGGCTGGACCGCTTCAACGCGAGGCTCTCGGAGGTAGATGTCAAGCGTGTGCTCGACCTTGGCAACTCGTTCAACGACGTTGGCGCCGCGATACGGGGCGTTGGAAACGAGGTGCTTACGCCGTTCATCGGCATTGCCAAGAGCGTCGCCGACGGCCTCGCACCTGTCATCTCTGAACTAGGGAAAACATTCGGGATTGTACTGGACGCCCTGTCGCCTCTTCTAAGTGGCTTTGGTGTTTTTGCGAATGTGCTAGGGCAGGTCATAGGCGTGGCATTGCGTCTCGTGAACATCGCGCTAAAGCCGATTGCAGACTTTCTGAAGGGAGTCGGCCGAGTCATCGATTTCCTAAGCCGAGACATAACCAACTGGTTCAGGCAAATCACAGGCTACGGCGGAGCGGCCACGACATCGATCCGAGCCACGGCTGCGGCTGCGGACGAACTGTCGCAGACCATGAAGGACGCTCTTGAAAAGGGAAACCAAGCACTCGGCGACGCCATTGCGAAGGCGGGGCAGTTCGGCCAGTCCGGCTTCGTGGCTGCGTCAGATTTTCAGAGGGCTGTCGCGCGGCTCAATCGAGAGCTTGAGGACATCGGCGCTGAAGAGTACGCCAAGCGGCTCGCGGAAGCGAAGAGGCAGTTTGAGGAGCAGCTTGAGCTTGTAAAGGGAGTCCGGGGCGAGCTTCTCGCGATTGAAGAGGAGAACAAAGCCCGCATCCAAACAGACACGCAGATCGCCAATCAGATTCTGAAAGAGAACGACGCGCTCAAGGAGCAGCTTCAGCTTCAAAAGCTGATGGGTGGAGACGCCTCCCGCGCAAAGGCACTCCAGAACGTGTCTGCGATCAATCGCGAGATCGCGAGGCTGGAGGAGAACGCGGCCAAAGCACGGAAAGACAACGACACAGACGCCGCAGCGGCCATTGACGCAAAGGTCGTGCGTCTCCGTGAAGCCCGCGACATGGAACAACAGATGGCCGACGGCCAGAAGACTGGCTTGCAGGTCGAGAAGGAACGACTTGCGGCTGTGGAAGAGCGGGCCAAGCTCGTGGACACGCTTCTCAAGAAGAGCCAAGAGGAGACGGAGCTTGAAAAGCAGGTAAATGCGCTCTCTGAGGAACGGCTTCGGCTGCAAGACGAGATTGGCTTCAAGCGGGCAAGGATCGAGTCTGAGATCGAGGACTTGGCAAGCGACTCCAGCATCAGCGCCGAGGAGTTCATGCGGCGATCCGCAACCCTACGCAACGACGCGCAGCTTGCGGCGTCAGAGCAGCGGCTGAAGGACGTTGAGAAACTTCGCGAACAGCTTGACGAACAGCAGCAGGCCGCCGAGATGGGGTACGGCGAGGGGTTCGACAAAGCCTTTGAGTCGATGAACCAAGGCTTCCAGTCGCTGATCGCAAGTGCCTCGCAGTTCGGCAACGAAGGGGCCGTGGCCGCGGCCACCTTCACGCAGTTCGTGGCGAAGGCCCAACAGGACGCAAGAGAGCGCGGCATCCAGATTGATCAGCAAGCCATCGCCAACGCGGAGCAGGTTTTCAAGCTGGAGCTACAGCGGCTGGAGGAGAGGAAGCAGCGAGAGCTTCAGGGCCAGAAGGACATATTTGACGCCAAGGTCGCCGCCGCGAACAGAGTAGACGCGTTTCTGAAGGAGCAGATCGAGGGGCGCAAGAAGGCGGAGATCGACGCCGAAGACGCAGTCGCCGCGAGAAAGCGCGAAGCAGCGCTCAACATCAAGGCGATTCAGGATCGCATCGATGTCGAAAGGGCGGCGCTGAACGCAGCGAGAGAGGCCGGCGAATTGGACGCACAGGCCGGGAGAGCGGCCGTGCAGCGCATCCGCGCCTTGCAACAGGCCATGCGCGGTGAAAAAGACATCATCAACGAAAAATTCCGCGGACAGCAAAAGCTTCAGGATCAGGTTCTGGCAGACCAGAGGGCCGCCGCCGAACAACAGCGTCAGTTGGCCGAGCAGTACGAGAGAGAACAGCAGCAGAGGCAAGAGCAGCGCGAAAACGTATTGAACCAGATCGCCGCGGAGCGGCAGGCGGAGTTTGAGCGCGACGTTCAGCGGCTTCAGGAATTGAACACGCTAGGCTCGCGGACGATTCAGGGCATCGACGTTCGCACACAACAGGGTGCCGACCTTGTGCTGGGCCTTGAGCTTGGCCGGCAAGACCCGGCACTGATCGAACAGCGGCTTCAAACGAAACTGCTTCAGCAAATTGCAAACGCCGCCCTTGAGCAGGTCGTTAGAAACGTAAACGCACCTGTTTCCATCGTCGGGTACGCGAGGCTGACTGGCAACTGACATGGGTATCAAATCAATCGTCGAGCTTCCGCGCCGCGCCGAGCTTGAGCTTGGCAAGGCGTCGATTGCGCGTCGGCAGTGGGTTGCCATCCTCGATGACAACACGCTGACCGGAAACCCTCTAATAGACTTCGACTTGGCGGGGATCGCCGCGCCGTCTTTTCAGTGGGGGGCCTCACACCCAAGTCAGCCGTGGCTGCGATGCCGCAAGATCAGCTATAGCGAGCACTACGAAGGCGACCCGTACAAGGCTCTGATCGAGGCAGAGTACGGCCTTATCCGCGACGAAGAACTGGTGTTTCCGTCTGCGCGAGCCGCGCAGTGGGCCAGTCAGTCTGGCTCCGCCGAAGTCCCGGCGCTGTACTACTACTCCGGGAGCGGCAACAACACAAGGCTACCGCTCACGAACTCCGCCTATGACTACTATCAAGGGCTGACGGCCTCTGAGGCGATGGTTCGATTCACCGTCGTGAAGAATTTTGGCCCGAGCGCGAACCAAGACCAAAACACGTACGGGCAGTTTTTCCCCTACACGCAGGCCGCAAGCATCAACCACTTGAACAACGCCACGTACGGCGGCGCCCCGGCCCACACGTTCAAGGTCACGGGCGTGAACATCGCCTTTGTGCAGGAGGAGTTCTCCGCCGCGGTGGCAAAGTACTGGCAGGTGACCGCAGAACTCCAGTACAGACAGACGGGGTGGAACCTCCAGCTTCCGGACGTTGGCTTCAATTTCATCGACGGCGTGCAGAAGCGCAGGGCGATGGTCTTTGATTTTCAGAACGGCGAGTGGATCGCCTCTCCGAACCCGGTGGGACTCAACGGCAGCGGCGCGCAAACAGGCGGCGCCCCGGCGATCCTTGAGCGCCGCGTTCTGCCAGAGGCCAATTTCACCACGATCTTTGGAGCGATGCCGTCGTGATCCCGCTTCGACGCCCGCAGGACGTTGTGCAGTTCACGCCCGACGCTGCGGAGCGGATCGGGCGGGCGGTGCTGACGGTGGAGAATCAAGTACCCGCTGGCAAACCGCTGGTGTTTGAGGCTCTACCGCCAGCGGCGGGCAAATCACTGGCGTTCGGTGCGCCCCCTCCGGCTGCAAGGAAGGTGTTTCGCGTCTGCACGTTTACTGGTGCATGGTCAAAGAACACGCTCAAAACCGTGACGTTCAAGTACACGACGAGCACGCCGAATACCGTATCTTCCAGCAACCTATTCGCGGATATCGGCACGGCGGCCTCTGCCCGAAACTGCGCCATCGCTCGCGAGGGGACCGCGTGGTACCTGATCGCTGCGGAGTGCTGAATGATTGAACTGCTCGCCGTCGTCGTTTCAGAGCCAACGTCCGCGCCGTTGTGGGGACTGCTGATCTTCGCGGCTGGCATGTATCCTGTCGGATTCATGCTCGGGTCGAGTTGTTCGCCCTGCTGCAATCCATGCACGCTCTGCACGTCGGGGCGGCTTCCGGAGACAGTCACAGCAACGCTGTCGGGATTTCCAGACAGCATTCCAGTGCAAGGGCCGGACCTGATTTCGCTGTCTTTTGCTTCGTGCTTCGGCAGCGGCGCTTCGGCAGAAGTAACGGACCCCGGCGGCGACCCAGATACGGACAAAGGGCCGACCTCGGCGGTTGAGGTGACAAACGGCGGTAGCGGATACGCAGTCCTTGGCCGTGTTGCTCCTACCCTCACGATATCGGGTGGCAGTGGCAGCGGTGCGACGTTTACGCCGACGCTGACAAGCACAAACGACGGGTGCGGCGTGCCAACGTGGTCTCTGGATTCTGTGTCGGTCTCTGGTGGCACGGGTTACGTACACCTGTCGCAACTAACAATCAGTGCGGCTAGTGGAGACACCGAGGTGTCGGCAGCGACGGCCACCGTTTACACAGCTACAGAACCGACGCTTTCTGTTGCCGGAACCGCTACCGCCACAGTCACGCTTGTGGATAACCTTGACGGCACATGGGGCGTGGACTCTGTCACGGTGACTAGCGGCGGCTCGGGCTACGTTGACGGAGACCCGCTGGTGATTGAGTATGACACCGACGATGTTGAGGTCACTCCAGCAGTCGGCGTCTACCGTACCGTGCGACTTCAGCCGACAGTATCCATCGAGCCGTTCGCGCCATTCGCTTCTGGCACTGGTGCAACGCTGTCGGCCACGCTTAGCCAGACGACAGGACCGGACGGCCGTGACGCATGGCAGGTTGCGTCAGCGACCATCACTGCCGCAGGCAGCGGATACACGGTCGGCGACTTGATTGCGGCGTTCAACACGAACCCCAGCGGCATCGGGGCCGATGGGTTTATTGTCGGCGAAGTAACTTCGACCAATGGCACCGGCGGCATCACGGCACTTACCGCCAGCGGAGGCTTGTTCTATGACCTGTCAGATGAGCTTAATGAAGTCGAAGTGTCCTCGGGTGGCGAATACTACCACGAGACGGGCATACCACAGAGCGTCAACGTCGATGGCGGAGGATCGTATTACCGCGAGGACGCAAGCGAAGACCCGTTGGTGTCGTCCATCACAATTACAATCACGCAGACCGCTCCGAGCACTGGCAGCGGCGCAACGCTTTTAGCTGTGGTTGACGATGACACTGCCAGCGAAACCTTTGGGCAAATCACTGGCATCACGATCGACGACGGCGGGGACGACTATCTGGCGTGGGAGTTTGTTGGGACTGAACTGTGCTGCGGGGCTTACTTGAACGGCACTGAAGTTGTGCTGCAAAAAGACCCAGCGGACCCATGCCGATACGTGCATATCTTTTGTGGCGGATACAGACTGCTGGAGGACTCTGTAGGGTCTCCGCGGATCATTGAAAGCCTTCTGCTGACCGTTGCGTTCAACGGCGAGGGGGTTCCGGCAACCGCCTCGCTGTCCGGAGCATTCAGTGACACAGAGGAAACAGGACCATCCGCGTGCTCGCAAAACTGGGCTGGAGACTCTCCTACCTCTTGCGCCGATTTCGCGCTAACAGCAATCAACGGCAGCGGCGCAAGCATCTCCGTGGTTCCGGGTGGCGACTACAGCGCGACTGCGAAATACCCTAACCCATACGTTTCGACAAACGTCGGCCCATACGCGTCGGCGTGCCATGTCTGCTGCCGCGGCGAGGAAGCTCCTCCAGAGGAAATTGAAGTTGAAGTAACAGACACATGGAACACCAGCCGTCCAAGCGGGTTGGGTGATTTCTCTGGCACGTATGTTTTGCCAGCAAATAATCCATTTCCGCTGTGGTGGCAGTTTTTCGGCACGCCAACAAATGACAACCTCAATCCGCTTGCGGTGTTATCCGTCAAGATTCGCCACGAGGCTTGCGAACAGGCGTGTTCGCAATGCCCGCCAAAATGCGAGTTACAAGTAGACGCAACCATCTATCACTTCTTCGGGGCAAATAATTCGTCTTTTATCGCATACAACTTCTTTTCGCTCGGCGGGCAAGAAGATCAATGCGGTTACTGTGTTGAAACTCCAATTTGCAGCCCGTCCGGCGAAAGCGGTTCATTCGGAGACCTTTCCAAAACGGCAGGCACGGTAACTATTTCATGAGCCTGTGCGACTTCAACAATCCGGCGCAGACTTGTCCGGCCTGCGGCTACGTTGCCAAGCGCCTGCCAACGTACCGCCAGTGTCGCCCGGTGCCGGAAAAGGTCTGGCGACCTATACCGGTTGGAGACCTAGTGGAACGTGGCCTCACGGCCATCGGCATCACAAAGGAGCGGGTCGAAGCCCTGACACGCAGGTCAGGCAAGCCCGGCGGGTGCGGGTGTGCCCAACGGCAGAAATGGCTGAACGAAGTCGGCAACAAAGCCCAGATTGCCGTGCGAAACGCCGCGATCAAGGTGGCGAACTTCTATCTGCCTTGACGAGTTTTCCACACTAAGGCACATGGCTCGCAAAACAAAGCCGCAGGCGACGGACCGTCCGCAGTTTGACGCCGAGCCTCTGCACGACGACGACGAAGAACACACCTGCCCGATCCCTGACGAGGATGGAAACATCGTCCTCAGGAGAGGCAAGTCACCGGAGGGCAAACGCCGTGGCAAAGGATCAAAAGCCCCAAAGCCTCGCAGATGAAGTGTTTGCGAACGCAGGCAGGAAGCTTCCGGGGTTCAAGAGTTGGTTCGACCGGCTCGACCCGTCCGCGCAGGCCGAGCTACTTGAAATAAAGAAGCGGTTCGACCCTGCGTCTCACAACAAGAACGCCTTGGCTCGCGCGATCATTGAATCTGCGAAAGAACGTGGATGGCACACGGCCGGCAGACAGGGGGTGATCGATTGGCTAGAGCGACAAGAAAAAGCCTGAGCGACAGCGTTGCAGGGCACATGGAGTCGGCGAAGCAGCTTGCCGCGGACGCGGAGCTTGCGCGGCTGCGGGCAGAGGTGGCTGCGCTGCGAGGCAGGTACAAGTCCGCGCTCGCGCAGATCGACCGCGAGCGGGAGAGAGCGGACGCCATCGTCTCGCTCAAAGGCGTGCAGCCCGTGCGGATGAACTCGCGGGCCACACGCGCCAGCACGAAGCACGCTGCCACGGCAATCCTCATGATGAGCGATGTCCACTGCGAAGAGCGAGTGGAGCCGGCCACGGTCAACTACGAAAACGACTACTCGCTTGACGTGTGTCAACAGCGGCTCGACGAATTGCAGGAGCGGTTCCTTGAGAACCTTCGGCACGAGCGCAATCAAGCGGACATCAACCGCATCCTCATTTGGCTGGGAGGCGATTTCCTGACGGGGCATATCCATCCGGACTGCGCTGAAGTAGCGCAGTTATCGCCCATGAACGCGACACGATGGATACAAGCGAGGCTCCGCGGACTCATCGACACGGTCGCGAAGCACGCCGACTCCGTGATCATTGCGACGAACGCAGGCAATCATGGTCGGAGTACAGAGAAAAACAGGATCGCAACAGAGCTAGAGCATTCATGGGAACAACTCATGTACCACACGCTCGCGGCGGAGGAGAAGAACGCGAACGTGTCTTGGCAGATCAGCGAGGGCCACCTTGGGTACGTTGACCTCGACGGCTTCGTCGTTCGCTGCACCCACGGTCATTCCATTCGCTACTCTGGCGGGAATTACGGCCTCGCACTTCCTGCCGGCAAGGCCATCGCGGCGTGGGATTCACATCGCCGCGCGGACCTGACGATCTTCGGCCATTATCACAACTGGGGGTGGTTGCGCGGCGCACGATACGTCGCCAACGGCTCGCTTATTGGACACACGGCATACGCTGTCCACATCAAGTCACCAAGTCGCGAGCGGCCCTGTCAGGGGTTCGTGATTGTGGATCATGGGCGCAACGAGGTGACGAGGGCTTATCCACTGTTCTGCGACAGAGATTTACGGAGGGACCATGACGACGACGGTAGAGACGGACGCGCCAACACTGGCAGACGCAAACGCAAAGCTTCGCAGCGCGGTTGAGTCGCGACTTGCTGGAAATTGCTGCGGTGGCGCGAGCATGCCGCCGCCTTCGCGGCTGCTCAAAGAAACGGAGAGCGTCGCAATCAACACGCTCAAGGCTTCCATCGAGGCGGTGAGCGACCGGCACGGGAAGTACGGCCCGCCGGCGGAGCATTTCGCGAGGACTGCGGCGCTCGTGAACGCCGCATTCGGAACCCGCTTTACGGCGTCCGACTGGGCGCTCGTCATGGTGCTGGACAAGATCGCAAGGCAGAGGGGTACGTCGCCGACCGCGGACGCGGCCATCGACATCGCCGGCTACGCAGCGTGCCACGAGGAATGCCGGCGTGGGCAATGACGAGATTCCATACAGCGATTCGGAAGCGGCCGAGGCCCGCACGTTCGTCTGCCGGTTCGGGCCGTCGAACGCGTGGACAGCAACTGGAGGCACGGCCGCCAGAATGATCGGAAGGCTTCTGAACGAGCGAAAGCGATTGCTTGACGAGCTAGAGAAGCTCCGCGAGCAGATGAACAAATAGCAGCCGAGCGTTTCCTTTCGCGCCGCTGCCGCGCCGCCTCGCCCGTCTCCCTCCGGGCGAGGCGGTTGCGTTTCTACGCCGCCGGCTTGTCGGCCGGCTTGTCGTTGGCGACATCGATCCGCGGCAGAAGCTCGTGCGGCTTCGGTCCGCGATCCGAGAGCCGCGGGTCCAAGTACCATTTTTTGGTCATGGCGGCGCTCGCGTGGCCGGCGAACGCGACGGGGTCGCCGCCGGCCGCAGCAAAATGAGAAATGGCAGACCTGCGAATTTGATGAAAGGCGATCCTTTTGCCGGCAAGGCCGGCGCTCGCGAGGATTTTCTTCAGCCTCCCCCACAGGTAGGTTTTGACGTAGGGCCACGGAAAGAGTTTGTCGCCGCCGTGGGCGCGAAGGCGGTCGAGCCGGTCACACGTTTCTTCGGACAGGTAATACGTTCGGCCTCTCCTGCCGCCCTTTCGGCTTTCTGGCCTGACCGTCAGGTTCGGCCGCTGGTAGTCTGCGGGGGAGGAGTCGAGCAACGCACCTACCCGCTCGCCCGTCTCATACGCTACCGCGATGATGGCCGAAAACCATTCCGATGCCGGGATGGCGCTCGCCCCTTTGCCGATGTTCCCCTTCGTGGAAGACACGGCCGCGAACAGACGCCGAAGCTCCTCTAGGCTCCACGAGTGAGGGACGCGGTCCGGCAGCACACCGGGGGGGCAGGTCGGGAGCCTTTCCATGCCGGCCACGCGGCGTTCCCACGCGAGGCGGGCGAGCGCCATCAACTGGCTTCTTTCTTTTTCGCTCGTGTACGCGCTCTTCGTCGCGGCCCTGTGTTCCAAGAAACGAGCCATGAGAAGCTCGTCCAGATGCTCTATCGCAGGCTCGTCTGCGATCCCCTCTGCCCGGAGCCATCGGCGGTATGCCGAGATGGTCGCGTAATAGAGCAGCGTCGTTCGCTGGCTTCGCCCTCTCAATCGCAGCGGGCGATAGATGTTATCGAAAAAAGCTTTCAGGGTCATTTTGCCACCTCACGGCTTTTTGGACTCTAGGTCACCCTCGCTTCCTTGTGGGGGTTCTTCGTTTTCAACTGGGGGCCTCTCGCTACCACTCGGGGTTCCGGTTGTGACGGTCGTGCCGGTTGTCCGGTGCACGCTTGGTCACTACTGACTCTTTGTCTACTCCTACCCCCGCCATTTCACTTTTTTGGACCCCCGTTGCCGCAGGTGGCGGGGCCTGCGAACAAATCAATCGTAGGAGGTAGTGCTGTGCCAAAGCAACCACGGGAGGAGTGGATCAGCGTCCCGGCGGCGGCCGAACTGCTCGGCTGCACGGATGTTTGGGTGCTGCGGCTCCTAAAAAAGGGCGATTTAGAGGGTTTTCGGCTTTCCGGGCGGGCTTGGGCGGTCAGCCGTGCCTCCGCGGAAAAAAACTTGAAATCGTACCTGTCCCGCGACCCGGCGGCTGCTGGCCGGCGGCGGTCGGGTCTGGCCGGCTAGGCCGGTTGCCTTCATTTGCCGCTACTGGTAGGAATGTGAGGAGTCCCGGCAGTGAGAGAGCAAAAAGTGGTTTATCTGACGATGACAGCGGCGGCGCGACGGTTGGGCTGCTCCATCCCAACTGTCCGGCGAGTCGCGAAGTCGAAAGGCGTGGGAATCGTCGCCGACGGCACGCGGATCGTCGCCCTCGCGGAGCAAGACCTGTCGGCCATTGAGCCGCTCATCCATCGGACCTCGGGCAATCCCGCGTGGATTGCCGCCGGCAAGGGGCGGAACAAAAAGTCCTGACGGGCTTCCCCCCTCTTTTTCCGGGCGTTTCTCGCCCCATAAACCGGTCTATTGACCAATCGGAAAGAAAGGCATATCGTTCGCCAATCGCAAGTCGATTGTTCGGGTTCCCGACCTCTCAACGCACGAAAGGACTCGTGGCATGGACAGGCAAGTTTTCAGAGTCGAGGTCGCCGACAACTGGGGCGGCAGCGGGTTCACGGTTCGCGTGAAGACGGGCGTCCTGTCTGGCTTGGTCGATGACGACGGCCGCGAACTGGTCTGCCAGTTCTCCTCCTTCTACGTGCCGGACGACGGCCAGTGGCGCGGCAGCGCCGAGGAGGCCATGAGTGACGCAGCGCAGATTCTGCACGGTCGCATCGCCACCCTGCGGACGCAGATCGACGGCCTGCGGGCCAAGGTTCTCAACGGCACGGCGGAGGCCACCGCATGAGCGCCACACTTGTCGTCTGTCCGCAGGCGGTCGCGCCGGCGTGGGGCAGGATCATCGGCATGGCATCCCGCGGTGAGCTTTCCCCGTGGACGCACCAGTCAGCCGCTGCCGCGTGGGCAGACAGCCGCGACTACGGCCTGCTCGCCGCCGACATGGGCACGGGCAAGACGTTCACGGCGCTCCTCGCCCTCGGACTCAACGGTAAGCCGATGCACTACGTCGATATCTCCTCGGGTTCGTCGGAGTCACGGGCCGAACGCCTTTCGCGGGCTGTTCTCGCCGCGGCTGGTCGGCCGCTCATCGTGACCGTGAACTACGAATCGGTCTGGCGGAAGTCGCTCGCGGCGGTGGTCGAGAAGATCGACTGGTCGTCCATCGTGCTGGACGAGAGCCATCGGATCAAAAGCCCAAACGGAACCTCCAGCAAGTATCTGGCGAAGCTCGCGCAGAAGCACCCGCGGGCCAAGAGACTGTGCCTCACGGGCACGCCGATGCCGCATTCTCCCCTCGACCTCTTCGGTCAGATGCGGTTCCTCGATCAAAGCATCTTCGGCCCAAGCTACCCCGCCATGCGGGCGAGGTACGCGAACTGCCACCCGATGTTTCCGTCGAAGGTCACCTCTTGGAAGCGTCAGGACGAACTCACGGCCAAGCTCGATGCGAACTCGTGGCGAGTCACCGCGGACGAAGTGCTTGACCTGCCGGACGCGCTCCACGAGACGGTGGAGGTCGAGCTTTCGCCGAAGACGATGCGGTTCTACCGCGATCTTGAGCGCGAGATGACGGCCGACATCGAAGCCGGCACGGTGACGGCGGCGAACGCGCTCACGAAGCTCCTGCGTCTCGCGCAGGCCACCGGCGGCTACGCACGGATCGACGGCGAGGTCGGCGTCCGCGCCATCGACGGCACGCCGGCCAAGCGGCTCATGCTGCAAGACCGTCTGGAAGACCTGCACGCGACGGAGCCGGTCGTCGTTTTTTGCAGGTTTCGCAGCGACTTGGATGACGTTGCCGCCGCAGCCAGAGAACTCGGACGGGAGTACGCGGAAGTCAGCGGAAACCGCAAGGACTTGGAGCGATGGCAGAACGGAGATGCCGTTATCCTCGGCGTGCAAATGCAGTCTGGCGGCGTCGGCATCGACTGCTCACGGGCCGCGTACGCCGTCTACTACTCGCTCGGATACTCGCTCGGCGACTACGTGCAATCGCTCGCTCGCCTGCGTCGGCCGGGGCAGACGCGTTGCGTGCGCTACTACCACCTCGTCTGCCGCGGCACGGTTGACGAACAGGTCTACGCCGCACTCCGCGACCGGCGCGACGTTGTCGAGGCGGTGCTGTCGAAGCTCTCGCCAAGAAAGGAGCGTGTGGCGTGATCGCCTTCCCGACAATGACGACCAAGGACGACCCGGATGCCAGAAGCTTTCAGCATCCCGCGACGCTCGGATGGCGCAAAGACGACCTTCTGTATTGCGGTCACTTCGACGGGCACGACTGCTACAAGACCGTGTGTTCGGACCACTTCGTTCTCGTCTACGCGAACGAACCAGACGCCGTGTTCAAGGTGAGTTGGGCCATCGCGGCGTTCTGGAAGTCGCAGCACCCGGACATGACGGAGTGGGGTTCGATGCGGGCGGTCGTGAAGGCCAAGGCAGCGCTTGCTCACAAGATCGACGACCTGCTCCACAAGCTGATCGATGTCGTCCGGAATCTTCCGGACGATGGACACGACGGATGGTGCCGCCGCGCCGTCGATGTCTGCGCTGAGGCGGCGGATGCGATTGAAACTCTTAGGAAAGGATGCGGGACATGAGTGAAGCAGAAGCGATTCTTGCCGATCCAGCGGCCAACGAGCCGCAGGCGGATGCGCAGCACCTGCTCAAAGTGCTGGAGCGGATCAGCGAACTGTACGCCGAGAAGGACCGCCTCGACCGCGAGGCAAAGTCGATTGGCAAGCAGATCGCCGAACTGGAGCCGATGGCCGTCGAAGCCATCGCCGCAAGCGGTCTGGACCGCGTCCGTGCGGCCGGCAAGTCGTGGGGAGTCCGCGAGTTTTTCGCGGTCAGCATCCCCAGCGACAACCGCGACAAGGTGGTCGAAGCCGCGCGAGCCGAAGGGCTTGACGACTACGTCACCGTGAACACATCGAGCCTCAAGTCGTGGCTCGCCGACCGCCGCAAGCGAGAGGGAGGCGACACTGCCGACTCGCTCGCCGCAGGGACGAAGTTCGATGGACTGATCAGTGAGTACCGCGAGATGCGCTTGTCGCGCCTCACGCTGGGTTGATTGTTTGGTTACAAGGATTTCTCTACGAAAGGACTCTGGCATGACTCCGACAGGCGAATTGATCACCGGCGCCGAGGGCAGCAAGTGGCTCGCGCTCCGCCCCGACAGCGATATCCGCGAAGCCCTCATGGCAAATCTCGGTCCGGGGGAGTCGCTGTCCGCAGCCGACCTTCCCCGCGTGCCGACGCCGGCCGGCGGGGCGAAGGTGTGGGCGTGGCAGGACGCCGGCAACAACGAGCAGACCGCGAAGACTCTCGACGGGATTCTCGTCGGGTATCTCGTTCGCGGCACGCTCTGGGGCAGCGAATCCCCGCAGGGGAAGTCTCAGCCGGTGTTGGTGACGTATGACCTGATGAACGCCGTGAGGGTGAACGACGACATCGGCGATTTGGACGCCGACGTTCTGGAAAGCTGCCGGACGGGTGACCGCACCTATGACTGGCAGAGGTTGCCCTACAACCAGTTCGGCACGAGCGCCAGCGGACGCGGGAAGAGGTGCAAGGAGTCGAGGCTTCTCGCGATCCTGCGCGAAGACGAGGCGTGGCCGCTGCTCGTCTCGGCTGGCGTCGGGTCGCTCTCGTCCGTCACCTCGTTCGTCAAGAGGCTTCCGGTTCCGCACTACCGTGCGGTCGTGAGCCTCGGGCTCAACAAGGTCGAGAACGCCGGCGGTCAGCCCTACTCGCAGATCACGCCGAAGCTGCTCGGCACGATCAGCCGCGAGGAAGGCGAGATCGTCAAGAGGCTCTACACGACGCCGCTCTCCCGCGTCGTGACTCAAATCGACGTTTCGCAGGATGCGGAGTAGTCACGGAACGACTCGTCGTTCGCCCCGGCACTGAGTCGGACTCGGTGCCGGGGCATTTCTTGGTGGTTTCTTTTTGAAAGGAGTGTGTTCGATGCGATGGATCGCGCTGTTGGTTGCCCTGTGCTGTGCGCCGGTTTCGTTCGGTGACCACAACACGGAGGAGGAGACTTCGGTGTCCTCTGTCGAGCGGGGCGGTTGCCCCGGAGGGGTCTGCCGGCCGGGCAAGCGTCCGCGTCCGAAGCGGTGATGTTTATGCCGGCCCGCCGCGGGGTTCGCGGCGGGCCGGCTCCCTAATACACGGAGGTTGCGATGGGTCACACACCGGCAGACATGGCGCTCTCTTACGCGGCGCGTGGCTGGAAGCTGGTTCCGCTCTACGGCGTGCAGGATTCAGCGGCCTGCACATGCTGGAAGGGCCGAGACTGCGGCACTCCGGGGAAGCATCCCAGCGGCGGAAACGGATGGCACCTGTCCGCGACGAGCGACGAAGACACGATCATCTCGTGGTTCGACACAGAGAAGCCGGTGAACATCGGCATCCTGCTCGGACCGGCCAGCGGGATCGTGGACGTTGAACTGGACGGCGAGGAGGCTGCGGCAGCGTGGCAGAGCCTCGGCCTTGGCGAAATCTACACGCCCACCTACCGGGCGGGGCGCGGGCCGCACCGGCTCTTCAAATGGGACGACGGGCTTCCGACGGCGCAGGTTCGCAAGCCGCTCGGGATCGAGGTTCGCATCGGTAACGGCGGCAAGGCCGCGCAGTCGGTGCTGCCGCCAAGCCGGCACCACACCGGGGTTCTCTACGAATGGTTGCCGGGACTCTCTCCCGACGATGTGGAGCTTGCGCCGCTTCCGGAGAAGCTTGTCACGCTTCTGTGGAACGACGACGGCACCGGGCAGATGCCGGTGAGCATGGCGAAGTCGCCCGCCCGCGAGGTGCTGCACAGGCCGTTGAAGCTCGGGGAGCGAAACAACGAACTCCACAGGTTCGCGGTCGCCGAAGCCTTCCGCTGCGGGCCGAACCTCGACGATGAGCGAGAGCAGCAAGACCTGCTCCTGAAGCTGCGGGCGGTCAACATCGTCCAGTGCAAGCCTCCGATGGAGGACGGAGAGGTCGTCGCCGTCTACCGCTCGGCCATCGCGTTCGTGCGAAAGAGCCGCGCTGCGGGCGTGGACGAACGCTCTGCCATCGACGCCGCGGCAACGCATGCGGTGAGTACGCAGACTTCGCGGCCAAGCGGCGCCGCGATGCCGACTCAGGGGTGGCAGCGGGTGTTCACGGAGATCGGGTTGTCCTTCGCACCGCTGGTCCCTGAATCCGGAAGCGAGCCGGAATGGGGGCCGGGCGAATGGCAACTGACGGTCGTGCATTCGGACCCGCTGGAGTACCGGCTGCACGTGCCGGCGTGGAGACCGCACACCGCCGACGGCACCGGAAACGTCTCGCTCACGGTGGATCAGTTCCGCTCGGCCCCGAAGACCGCCGCCGCTGTGCTGGCGGCGACCGGCACGATCATGCTGGACGACGAGCCGAAGCGGTGGAGGCGCATCTGGGACGGCGGGTACAAGGTGGTCGATACCCGCGGCCCGGACGGCAAGCCCGCCAAGTCACACACGGCTCGGGGGGTGAAGGCCAAGCTCTTGGACAATCCGTCACACGAGCAGCCGGGGGCGTCGAGCCTCCGCTACGTCCTGCTCGCCACGTGGCTCTATGACCGCCTCTCACAGGCATCGCAGCCGTCCGACGACGACGTTCCGGACCCGACGGGCCGGGCAAGCTGGCGAGCGGACGGAACGCTCTGGTTCGCGTGGGGCCGCGTCTGGGAGGACATCGAGCGGCAGCACCGGATCATGGAGGGCGAGAAGCTCGCATTGAAGCGGCGACTGCTGGCCCGGCTCGGGGCGGTCAGGGACTTTCACCACCGCGAGTACCGCCACATCGGCGGCAGCCGCAAGAGCTACGTGGTCTGGAGCAAGCGGGAGTTCGCGGCACTGGAGGAGATGGCGGCCACCGAACGAACGGACCTTGCCGACAATCCCGTTGTATAGGCGAAAAAAAATCATGTCGAAATCGTTTCGCAACGTGTCGGTTTTCTCGTCATTTGACGTAAGTCCTTGTCGCGTAAGGGTTTTGCTGCCCGCGAAAACCCCCGCGAAAATGGTTTTTGCCGACCTTTTTTCTCTCGGAGACTCCTTTTTTTACGCTCTTTTGGGGGGGAACACATGAAGATCGCCCGCTTGATAGGGGGGGCCGGGACCGGAAAGACGACCGAACTCCAGCGCACGATGGAGGCCGCTCTTCCGCAGCTTGACCATAACCCCCTGAATCTCGGCTTTGCCTCGTTTACCAGAGCGGCCCGCGCCGAGGCGGTCGGTCGCGTCTCAACGGCGTGGGGCGTGTCGCCCGCCCTGCTTGAAAAAGACGGCTGGTTTCGGACAATTCACTCCACCTGCAAGCGGTGCCTTGATGTCGCTCCCGGTCAACTGATCGGCGACACGGAAAAAGACCGCGAGTGGATCAGCAACGCCCTCGGCGTCCGGCTGTCCACGGAGATCGACGACGAGTCCGGCCGGCACAGGTTCATCGGCGACCCCGTGGTCGCCGGCTCCATCAACGCATGGAACTTCAGCCGCGCCTCCATGCTGCCTCTCGCGGAGGTCGTGCGCAAGCTCCGCCAGATCGATGACGAGGTGCCGGACTATGCAGCGATTGTTCGGGTGGTCGAACAATACGAAATGAAGAAGCGGCTCGACGACCGCCTCGACTTCACCGACATGCTCGCGCAGTTCGCCGGCGTCTACTTCTCCCCTCTGGACGGCGTCGGATCGACGGCTCCGCGAGGCTTCCTGCCAGAGGTGGCGGCGTGGCTCTTCGACGAGCAACAGGACGCGTCTCCCCTGTTGGACGCCGTCTGCAAGCGGCTCGTCAGTGCGCCGAGCGTGCGGTGGTGCTACGTGGTTGGCGACCCGTTTCAAAGCATCTACGGATTCGCAGGCTCTAGCGCCGAGTGCTTTCTCGGCTGGCCCGCCGCCAAAGAAAGGACGATGCCGAAGTCATACCGCTGCCCGAAGCCGATCCTTGAGCTTGGGGAGCGATGTCTGAAGCGGCTCACCCGCGGCTACTTCGACCGCGGGATCGCCCCCGCGGATCACGAAGGCGAGGTTATCGAGACATCTGATATCGAGCATCCCATCAGCATCGCCAAGCCTGACGAAGACTGGCTGTTCATCGCGCGGACGAACTATCAGGCGGTGCGGCTGTTCGGCGCCCTCCAGTCGCACGCGACCCCGTGCCGCTGGGTGAAGAGCCACGACGGTGCGACGAACCGCGGCGAGGGACTCGCGGCGCTCTTCGCGCTTGAGAAGGACGAACCGATCACCGGGAGGCAGTGGGCGCACGCCGTGTCGCTTCTTCCCGTCACGAACCGGCAGAAGGAGAAGATGCTGTCTCGCGGCGTGAAGACGAAGTGGGGCAAGGAATCCGCAGAGAAGTGGGACACGATCTTTCTGTCGGACCTGAGGAACGTCGGCGCCGAGCCGCCGCTGATCGAGGCGATCAGGACCGGCGCGTGGTGCGGACTGGTTGACAAGGGATCGCAGTACCGCCGACAGGCGATGAAGCACGGGGCCAAGGTCACATCGGAGCCGCGGATTCGCGTCGGCACGGTTCATTCCGTGAAGGGCGCCGAGGCCGACAACGTGGCCTTCCTGACGACAGTCGGGCAGCGGTGTGCGACGGCAATGGAGAACCCGGATCAGGCCGACGAAGAACGCCGCATCGCGTACGTCGCGGTCACCCGCGCCCGCCGCCGCCTGTTCGTCGTCGCGGAGGGCCGCGCCGGACGCCCGATCAATTCGCTGGAGGTGCTGTGATGCAGACCCTCCAGAGGATAATCGTCGGCGATTGCGTTGAAGGTCTGCGAACGCTGCCGGATGCGAGCGTGCATTGCTGCGTCACCTCGCCACCGTACTGGAATCTCCGCGACTACCAGCGCGACGGCCAGATCGGGGTTGAGAAAAACCCGGAGGCTTACGTCACTCGATTGGTCGGCGTGTTTCGCGAGGTTCGGCGCGTGATGAGAAGCGACGCCACGTGCTGGCTCAATATCGGAGACACCTACGGAGACAAGAAGCACCTCTTGGGGATTCCGTGGAGAGTCGCCTTCGCCCTTCAGGCCGACGGTTGGTGGCTGCGGCAGGACATCATCTGGCACAAGCCAAACCCGATGCCCGAGAGCGTTCGGGATCGCTGCACGAAGGCACACGAATACGTTTTCCTGCTCACCAAGAGCGAGCGGTATTACTACGACGCGGATGCGGTGAAGGAAGAAAGTGCGCGACCCGACTTGATCGGAAAGACTCGCAACATGCGCAAGAACGGCGCTGACAGCACACTTCGGAATGACGCGGGGCGTGAGGGAATCCCTTACTGCGATCCAACAGGCCGCAACCGCCGCTCCGTCTGGACGATCACGACGAAGCCCTACAGCGGTGCCCACTTCGCCGTCATGCCGCCCGCTCTGGTGAAGCCGTGCATCGAGGCCGGCACGAGCGAGCGAGGATGCTGCTCGCGGTGCGGCGCTCCATACACCCGCGTGGTCGAGCGACATCGCGAGCCGACGCGGCCGGGGGCGGTGTCGAAGGTCTACGCCGTCGCGGATGACTCGGCCTCCGAGGTCGTCGGCAACCGCGACCCGCTGCGGCACTGCACGAAGACGAAAACGACCGGCTGGCAGGCCGGGTGCGAGTGCGGAGAGCGCGAGGTCGTGCCATGCACGGTTCTCGACCCATTCGCCGGCAGCGGCACGACGTTGGCCGTTGCCGCGGAGCTTGGCCGCAGCGGAGTCGGGTGCGAACTCAATCCGGAGTACGCGAAGCTCGCCAAACAGCGGATCACAGAGGTGAAGGACAGCATCGGGCTGTTCGACACGGGGAGCGTAGAGGTCATCGAGGGAACGACGCGTGTCTAGGAACGCACCAAGAGACGACAAGCACAGGACAGGAAAGTACCGGGTCTATGAGCCTCCGCAGGAACTGATCGAGGCGACCTGCGATGGGTTCAAGGCCCGTTGGTCGAAGCTGAAGAAGGCGTCCAGAAAACGAGGGAGGAGGGGCGGATGGCCCGGTGCGTGATTTACGCGCGAGTTAGCTCGCGAACCCAGTCATGGGGCAGCGGCATCGTCCGGCAGATCGAGTGCTGCCAAGCAAAGGCTCGCAAGGACAAAGCCGGCGTTCTCGGGGTCTACGTGGACATCGCAAGCGGCAGCGGAGAACTGCCGCAGAGGGCAGCGGCCATAGCGCAATCCAAGCGGCTCAAGTGCCCCGTCTACGTGGAAGACATGACGCGATGGACGCGTTCCGGCAGCGACCCGTCCCTCTTCGACGACGGGCTGTCGCTCGTCATCTGCGATCCGGAGTACGCGTCGTTCTGGCTCGCAGTTAGTCACATGATCGCGGAGGCCACATGATCGACTTCTACGAAACAAAGCTCGTCTGCTACCGATGCAAGGCATCAAGCTGGGAGTGCATCGACGAACGCCGGACGAAGAGCGGCCAGTGGGAGGACGTTCTGGAGTGCGTCTTCTGCGGCGTTCTGGAGAAGGCCGCCGGCATGGTGCGGTCGGCTCCGCTCATCCGGCCGCAGGGAGACGCCTCCAGCTTCAAGTTTCAGTACGGTCGGTTCGCCGGCATGACGTTCGCGGAAGCGGACGCGGAGCCGAACGGCCGGCGGTATCTGGAGCATCTGCGGGACACGAACGAGAAGCTTCGTACGAGGATCACGGAGTACTTGGAATCAGCCGCACCATCGGCTTGAAAGCTGGCTGCTGTCCATCGGCCGCATTGGTCGCCAAGCCGTGAGAGGCGTATATCCACGGTCGCCTGCAAAGGCTCCTGCCGCCCGCCGCGCACCTTCCGCGGCGGGCGGTTCTCTTGACAGGTTTGGTCAGGTGGCCGCATGAGCGTTGCCACGCTGGCAAAGAAACCGCAGGGGCATTCCCGGCTCCTGCGAGACGGGGAAAACCCATTCAGCACCAACAAGGTGACTGGGCACAGCCTGAATTTCCCAATCGTCGGGACATGCACGCCGTCGCCCGTGTGCAGCGAAACGTGTTACTTCGCCAAGGGGCCGTCCACGTGGCCCGCGAGCCTCGACAAACAGCACAGGCTTTTGAACTCGCTGCGGGCCGACCCGCAGAAGCTGGCCGGCAGCATCGCCGGCTGGGCGACGCGGCTCAAGCTGTCGTTCATACGCTGGTGCGGCGGCGGCGACCTCGTGGCCGAGACGCCACGGTGCATCGACGCGGTGGCCGAGATGCTGCCCGAGGTGCCGCAGTGGGTCGTGAGCCGAAAGCCCGAAATTGCCGCAACGATCCATCCTCGCCAGAACGTCTACGTTCACATCTCTGTGGACAGGACTTCATGGGACCGGCTCGCTCGATTCCGCGAGATCGCGCCTGCCGGACTCCAGTGGTTCTGGTCATATCAATGCGACCGGGGCGAGGTGCCAGCGCCGCTGGCAGCGCCGGTCATTTTTCGTGACGGATATGAGCTTGACGAAAATCCATCCGTCGCTCACGATTGTCCACTCAACCTGAGCAAGTCGATTGTTCGGGTGTGCGAACAGTGTCGCCGTTGTTTCAACGGAGACGCTGTGAGGATGGCAAAGGATTGCCTCGATGCTTGATGTCGTCACACCTGCCGGCCTTCGTTCCGTCGAAGACTTCGACGAGGCGGTCGCTTTGTGGGAAAGCGCAAACGTCGGCTGGCGGGTTGCCCTGTTGCCCCGCGACCGGCAGAGCGACATCGACGGATTCTTGATCGATCCGCTCGGAGACGTTGCTGCCGTCATCGAGGGCAAGTGCCGCTACGGCATCACTCTCGACGACTTCCGGACCACGTTCGGCAACTCTTGGCTCGTCACGATGGACAAGCTCGTTCGCGGCGCTGCGGTCGCAAGGTCGCTCCGCGTGCCGTTCGTCGGGTTTCTCTACATCGCGGCCGACGGCGTCCTCCTGACGCGGAGGCTTGCAGACGAAGACGGAACCTTCGCCGCACCGTTTGAATGCCGCCGGACGACGACGCAGAAGAGCATCAATGGCGGCGTGGCAGATCGGGCCAACGCGTTCATCGACATGACGGACTGTAGGGAGTACCGGAGAAGCGGATGCCAAGAGAATCGTCAATCGTCGCTTTGATTGTTCGGGAAGCCAAACACCATGGGTGGTGGGCCATGAAGATTCACGGCGGGCCATATCAATTGAGCGGAGTGCCCGACCTGCTCTGCCTCAAGAACGGACACGCGATGTTCCTTGAGGTGAAGCAGCCCGGCAAGCACCCGACGGCGATCCAACGAAAACGCATGAACGAAATAGAGCGAGAGGGCGGCGCGGTCTGCCACGTGGTTCACAGCAAGGAGGAGGCAGCGGCCTGCCTGAGCCAATGATCGAGCAACTCGCGCTGATCAGTATCGGTGTTCTTCTCCAGTTCGCGACGTTCGCGCTTGGAGTGTACGTGGGAGTGAACAGTCGAAAGGAGTCACGCAATGACCGCAACAGCAACGGCCAGACGGCAGACAACTGGTGGCACACGCCTCAACCTCGCAAGAAGTGACCTCAAGGCGCTTCTGGACATCCTCAAGCCGGCGGTCGCGTCGGCGTCCTGCCCGACGCAGGTTCTGCGAAACGTGATTGTCAGAGACGGGACGGCCTCCGCGTACAACGGCGACCTCCAGATTTCGGCCATCGTGCCGTTCGATTGTTTGGATACCCTGCTTCCGCACGCGAGGCTTTCGCAGATTCTCGGGCTGTGTGAGGCAGACGACCTGACGCTGACGTTCGCCGAAGGCACATGCACGGTTCGATGCGGCAGCATGGCGTGGCGTTTGCCGCTGGAGGACATCGACAGCTACCCGGACATCACGAAGAACGCCGTGTCGCCGGTCTGCCGAATCCCGGCCGATCAGTTTGTTCGCGCCGTGAAGAGCGTCATCCACGCCGCGGACGGCCGCGGATCGAGGCCGGCGTTCGCTGGTGTTCTGATCGACGTTGCCGATGGCACAGTCGTGCTGGCGGCTACAGACGGCCGGCGTCTGGCAACCTATGAGCTTGAGATCGACCAAGCCGTTGACGACTCGCGAACGCTGATTCCGGCTTCGTCTGTCGAGGCCATCGCGGCCATCGCTGCGGACAGTGACGATGCCGTCCAGATCGAGGCCAACGGCAACGAGGCTGTCGCGACTATTGCGGACAAGGTCATCGCGTGCCGGCTCCTGTCCGCACCATTTCCAGACTGGCGGAAGGTGATCCCGGATCGCGAGGTTGAGGCGTCGGTGGTTGATGCGGCTCCGCTGCTTGCGGCAACCCGTGCGGTCGCTGTCTGCACGAGCGAGACATCGTGCGGCGTTGTGTTCTCGACTGAGGGCGAGGCGCTCAAGCTGACGAGCGAGAGTTCGGAGATCGGCAAGTCCGCTGCGGAAGTCCCGTTCATTGCAAAGGGCGTCGCGGCGAAGATCAAGCTTCACCCGAAGTACGTCGCTGAGTTCGTTCGCAGCATCGACGATCCCGCCTGCCCCGTCGAACTGGAGATCGCCGACGGCGAGAGCGCCGCGGTCTTTCGGTGCGATTCAACGACTGAGGTGATCATGCCGCTTTCGATGGAGGGGCCGTGAGACTCGCCGCTGCACACCTCTTGATCGCGGCCACGGCATTGGCCGGACACCGCGACAACGACACTCCGGACGAGCTTTACATCGACGCCGGCCGCCGGTGGGCCGCTGTAACGTGTGAGGTTTCTGGCGAGGAGAGGCGAGGTCTCAGGGCCAAGGGCAGCGGCGTGGCGATTTCGCAGGACTGGGTACTCACGGCCGCGCACGTGATTTCCGACGCCCCGCGAGACGTTCGCGTTCGCTTCGCCGACGGCACGACCGTCGAGGCGTCCGCGGTTTTTCAGGAGCCTCGCTTCGACAAGCAGCGGATCGGTTTTCACGACATCGCGCTCGTGAAGCTCGCCCGCTCGCTGTCCGAGAGAGAGTACCCGCCTTTGGCCGAGGCTCGGATGGGCAGTGGCGTTTCCGTGGTCGGCTTCGGAATGTTCGGCAAATTGGACGGCGGTGATTTGAGCTATGACGGTCGGCTGCGGGCCGGGAACGCAATCGTCCGGCATACGGAAAACACATGCGTCGTGTGCTTCGCGGATCGCGGGTGCTGCCGGCTTTTGTATTGCCCGGCGTCCGGTGATTCCGGAGGCCCCTTGTTTGACGACGATGGCAATCTCGTGGGGCTTCACAGCTACACGGCGAGGCCGGCCGGCAGACGCCGCGGCAATTACGGCGAGGAGTCATGCCACACGAACGTGTGGCTTTACCGCGACTGGATCGCCGACACGACGGAGAACAACTGAGTGGAGATCGAGCTTTTGACAATCGGCGAGCTATGCAAAGACACGGCGGAGTACTGCGCCACCAAGCTCTGCCGCGAAGGCTCGGAGATGCAGGCGGAGTTCCGCGAGGGGAAGTCGGACACACCTGTCGTCGTCATCTGCGTCGGAGAGCCGGTGGCGTGGGTCGCGTCGCACGAGTGGCGCGGACAGCAAACCCTTGAGGCTTTCGTCGCGGAGGACAGGAGGCGGTGCGGCCTTGCGTCCATCGGCGCGATGGTTCTTCTCTCCACGAGCTACCTCAACAGGAAACAGCCTCTTGCAGTCTTCTCGCCGGACTGCATTCCTCTTGCGAGGTCGCTGGGGTTTCGTGACGTTTACAACTACACCCGTAACGGCAACGACTGGATATTGCACCTTGGCTAAAGTCACGTTCACGTTTTTGCTCCCCGATGATGAAGACGACTTCCGCTGCGCCGTGGACGGAAGGGGCGCTCATGCCGTTCTGTGGGAGATGGACAGCTACCTGAGAAGCCGCCTGAAGTACGGAGAACTCTCTTCAGATGTAGCCGACGCGTTGCAAAAGGTCCGCGACGAACTGCACCGCAACTTGGACGAGCGAGGAGTGTCGCTAGAGCGATAGAGCATCAATGCCAGAGATCACGGCACACGACGACTTCGGCCGGGCCATCGCCACGACGATCCTTTCGTTCGGCTATCGGTCCGGGATCGAGATCGGATCGTGGGACGGTTCCGGCTCTACGTCCGTCATCGTGGCTGCACTGAGCCGACAGCCGCAGCCGAGGCTCGTGGCAATCGAGAGCGTGAGGGAAAGGCACGAACGGCTGGCGGAGCGATTCGCCGAAACGCCGTGGGTCGAGGCATACCACGGCTCTTCGATTTCGGCCGGCTCGCTGACACCGCGGAGTTTTGCGGACGTATGGAACAGCCCGCACAACAGGCTCGCCTACCCGGAGGATCAGGTCCGGGGGTGGTGGGACCAGTTCATTGAGTACATGGATTCCTCGCCGGCCGGATATCTGGAGGCGCACCCTGCCGACAGCTATGACTTCGCCCTGCTAGACGGCAGCGAGTTCACGGGGCTCGACGAGTTCCGGCTTCTGCGGGGTCGCGTGCGCTGCTTCATGCTCGACGACGTTTACTCCGCCTACAAGTGCGCCCAAGCCCACGACACACTGGCCGCATCTCCGGAGTGGGCGTGCGTCTGGTGCAGCGCATTCGTCCGAAACGGCTCCTCCATCTGGGTGAAGCGATGAACGAAGCCGATGCCATTTCTCGGATGGTCGCCCCTTCCATGCGGCGAGACTGCTACGAACACGGCGGTGTGCTTCAGATTTGGGTGACGCGGGCCTGCGATAAGGCGTGCTTCGGATGCACGCAGGGCAGCAACCTTGCCGGCAAGCCGGGCATGATGACGCCGGACCAGTACCGCGAAGCCGTGGCGAGCTTGGAAGGCTACTTCGGCGTCGTCGGAATGTTCGGCGGCAACCCGGCTATCCACCCGCATTTTGAGGAACTGTGCGGCATCCTCCGCGACTCGTGGGTTCCGTTTGAGCAGCGTGGCCTCTGGTGCAATCACCCGAACGGCAAGGGTGCCGCCTGCCGGCAGACCTTCGATCCGAAGTACAGCAATCTCAACGTCCACCTCGACCGCGAGGCCGCGGAGGAGTTCGCGATGGACTGGCCCGAGGCGGCGCCGTACGTGAAAGGACTTGATGGTGACAGCCGGCATTCGCCGGTGTTCGTCGCCATGCAGGATGTCATCGAGGACGAAGGCGAGCGATGGAGGCTTATCGCAGACTGCGATATCAACAAGTACTGGTCTGCCATGATCGGAGTCTTCCGAGGCGAGCTTCGCGGCTGGTTCTGCGAGATCGCCGGGGCGCAGGCGATGCTCCACCAGAACGACCCGGACTACCCGGACACCGGGGTCAGGATCGTGCCGGGCTGGTGGAAGGCAGGAATCGAGGCGTACGCGGAGCAGATTCGCTACCACTGCCACCGCTGCGGGATTCCGCTCCGCGGACATGGGGAGCTTGCAGTCGGAGGCACGACGGAGCAGGTCAGCAAGACGCACGCAGATATCTACAGGCCGAAAATTCGCGGCCGAGAGGTCGAGGTCGTGACGAGCCTCGATCAGCTTGGCGACCGGCTCGGCAAGGCCACCGACTATATCGAAAACGGGGCAATCGAGATCGCGGCTATCGTGGTCGCCGTCAACTATGACGGTGAGCTTCAGGTAACGCTCCCACACCTGCGAAGGCAGGTCGATCATGTCTACGTCGTGACCGATGGCTCCGCGACGACGACCGCCATTGCCGAAGCCAATGACGCAAAGGTTCTCGTCACGGCCCTTTGGCAGGCGAATGGCGCCGCCTTCAATAAGTCCGGCGCCCTGAGGCTCGCGCAGCTGTGGGTCCGGCAGACGCACCCGAACGCGTGGCAACTGATTGTCGATGCCGACATCGTCGTGCCGGGAAACGTGCGGTCGGTCGCGGCCTCGCTGCCTCCAGACGATGACACGCTGTACGTCGCTCATCGCGTTGACTACCACGACGACGCCGCCGTGGCCTCCGGAGTGCCGACGCAAGGCTACCCGGACTGGCCCGCAGGCTTCTTCCATCTCTACAAGTCGCACCGCCTCTACGCGGAGTGGAGCCATTCGGCGGAGAAGTGCGACTTGGACTTCGCCGCGACGTTCCCGCGAGTAGCGATGCTCCCGATCACCGTCGCTCATCTCGGCAAGAGCGGAGACAACTGGCAGGGCCGCGTGTCGCCGGCTTGGACGCCGCGACAGGTGGAGGTGTCATGAACATGAACGTCACGGTTTCCGCGTACAACAGACCCGCGTATCTGCGCGCGACTCTTGCCGCGCTCTCACGTTGCGAGGGCATCGGAGACTGCCGCGTGACGGTGCTGCTCGATCCGTGCGAAGAGACGCGAGAGCAGGTGACCACCGCCGCGAAGTACGGCTTTGAGGCGGTCGCGTTTTCCGGCCGGGCCGGATGCAACCGCGCCATCCTTGGTGCTTTGTCCTACGGATTCTCAGAGATGCAGAGTGAGTTCCATCTGCACTTTGAGGATGACACCGTTCCGTCTCGCGATGCGATCACGTGGTTTCGCTGGGCCGGCGAGGCGTACAAGCACGATGCGAGCGTGATGACTGTCTCCGGGTATCAGAGAATCAGCAACGGTCGGCCGGCAGAGTGCGGTTCGCGTCGATGGTTCACCCCTTGGGGCTGGGGCGTCTGGCGGGATCGCTGGCTTGGCATTGCGGCCGGCTGGGCGAAAGACGACTCCGTGTCGTGGGATGTCGTCGTGAACCACGTTCTGAGGGCCGGGCGTTTTGAGTTGTTCCCCACCGTCAGCCGAATCCAGAACATCGGCGCCGAGAAAGGAACGCACGTTCCCTCACCGGAGTGGCACACGGAGCATCACCGCGTCGCCGTCACGGCAGACGAAGTTGACTTCGACCCTGTGACGCGGTGGACGCACACCCGCACAGACGAGTGTGCCGATCACGCTTGACGCATCGCCCACAATCACGCCGCGATGCACACCACCGTCAAAGAGATCGAAGCACACCTCGCGGACAACCTCCTGCCTCCTGACCCGGAGTTCGCGGCAGCGTACACTGACAAGGTCATGGAAGGCCGGGGAATCTCGCGAGACCGCACCGTAGCGTTCGTCGCTATTTGCAGAAACGCGATGCCGTGGCTCCCGATGACGCTTGCGCATGTCGAGCGAACCGGGGCCATGTTCAAAAGCTGGTCGGCGTTCATTTATGAAAACGACTCGGCCGACGAGACGAAAGATTTTCTGCGGGCGTGGTCTGACGGTGGGCAGAGGCAGGCGAGCCTGAACGTGAACGGCCGCCCGCACCTGAACACGACGACGGAAACGGTCCGCACCGAAGCGCTCGCGGAGTACCGCGGCATTTGCCAGAAGTGGGTCGAGTCCGGCGAGCCGGTGGACTACGTGGTCGTCTTCGACACGGACCCTTGGGGAGGCTTCAGCGTCGATGGCGTCGCCACCGGCATCGCGGCCCTTGAGTCCACGAAGGCCGCCTGCATGGCGAGCTACTCGTGGTGCGAGATGCTCGTGGGAGGCCAGCCATTCCCCGCCCACTATGACGCATTCGCCGCGAGGCTCAATCACTGGCGGCAGCGGGACCAACAGTGGTTTCATCACTGGCACCCGCCGGTCGGAAGCCCGCCGGTGAGGTTCAATTCAGCGTTCGGCCAGCTTGCCGTGTACGCGGCAAGGCCGTTCCTCAGAGGGAAGTACGCCGGTCACGACTGCGAACACGTGACCTTCCACAAGTCGCTGCCGGGCGAGGTCTATCTGAACCCCTCGCAGCGGTGCGTTTCCTTCTGGGTGCCGGGCGGAGATGGCGGGCAACACTGCGAGAATTGACGAGCGGGTGCTGCGAGTGCAGTGGGGCGAGTACGTCCCGATGGTGGCGATCTGCGAATACTGGTCGATAACGAAAGACCAGCTTGTTCGCCTCCGCGACGTTTGGTCGCTCCCGCTTCGGCTGGACCGACGCCGGCGGTTCAAGCCACGCGGAGACGACAAGTGGGAGTCGCCGGATGCCGACGAAGTAGCGGCCTCTGAGACTTCCCTGAACCTCGCGCCGCGGGTTGCCGCCGCCGCTACCGTCATTCAATCCGGGTGGGACGAGAAGGCTCGCACCGACCGCGCGGTCTGCAAGCCGGCCGCATTCTCGCTCGCCCGGATCGAGCTTTACGGCGAAACACGGCAGTTTGTTGACAGTTTGAACAAGGAGGTGGACTTGTGAGTCAGAGGAACCCGAATCCGGTTAGGGGCCGCGTCATCATGGAAATAACGCCCAACCACGCGATCCTCTACCTGTGCGACAAGCTGGGGTACGTGATCGATCAGGAGGTGTTCCGCTACCCGCTCACCATGTCCACCGAAGAGTGCAGCGAGGAGTGCCGGGATTTGTTCAACGTCCTCTATGACGCAATCGACTGCGCTGTGAATCCGGAACTGCAAGCACCGCCACCCCGTAGGCCAGAATCAGGGTAGACCCCAAACCGGAGGATCACCCAGATGGCAGAGAAGCAGGATCAGTTCGGCGCCTACGATGCAAGTTGGTGGGACACGTTTCAGCTTCTCCAGCAGCTTATGCCGCTGGTTTCGTACGCGCAGAGAGTCATCAACGAACCCGATCCATATCGCAAGGGGATCGTCGTCTCCGACGCCTGCGAGTGGCTGGCGTCGCGTTCGCAGACCACCATCGACGACGAAGCCGTGAAGCTGCTCGGGGATGTCGTGAAGACCCCTGAGTGCGAGCGGCTGATTCGCTGGATTCTCAGCAAGGTGCCGCAGTGAACCTAGATGTCGAGATCGTTGTACGTCTCTGTGCGGCCTTGGCGGCATTTGCTCTCGTTGCCTCGCCCGCCTTGGTGGCTGTTTGGAAAAAAGCAGCCGCATGGCTCTCGGCGAAGCGAGAAGCCTCGCCCGCCGAAGTCGGCCTCGCAGAGATGCGAACGGTGCTGGACTTAGCGGCGAGGCTTCGCGACGCCGGCAACGCCGAGGGCGTCGAGCTATGCCAGAAGCTGATCGACGTAATGCTGACGCCTGAAGCAAGGCCGGAACCCAAGCCGGACACAAAGCCGGGAACGACGCCGTGATCAATCGCATCGCGCTGGCTGTCATACTGGGGTACGTTGCGGCGTTCGGCCTGCCGATGCCCAAAGCCCCGGCGCCGTCGCCACCCAGCATCGACACGCCAAGTAGCACGCTTCGCGAGGCAGTGCAGCCGGTTGTCGTCGCGATGGCGGGGGCGGCTGCGACCGACCGTGCTGTGCTGGCCGACCTGTTTTCAAAGGTCGGCCGCGCGGTGACAGCGGACAAAGATGGCGAGACTCTGTTCCCGGACAGCAGGTATCTCCGTGAGTATACGAGGGTCGCCGCGACGCTGGGCTGGCAGCGGCTGGCCGGCAACGCCCCCGGAAAGTACTCGGGCCTTGGCGACGCAATCGAGAAGGCGTTCGTCGCGACGATGGGCCTTGAGTCGAAGGCGATAGATCAGGCGGCGAGGCAGCGGTTCTCAGACCTCTGTGACGCGATTGCATGGGCAGCTTTGCAACAAAGGTGACCCGTGCCGTTCGATCCCCTTGCCGAATACCTCGCTGGCCTTGTCGGATGCTCTAGCACTCCGGAAGACAAGGCTGAGTTCGACGCGTGGGTGTCCGGTCAGGGGCTCTACCCGTATGCGGCCGATGCGATTGCAAGCCACGGCCTTGAAGGCTCCGGTGCGGGCAAGCTGACCGCCCTTTGGGTGTACATGGAGAGACTGTTCCCCGGATGCTTGCCGGGCGCCGCACAGACCCGCGGCGATTGCTTCCCGGCCGGGACGCTCGTGTCGATGGCCGACGGCACGACGAAGACAATCGAGTCCGTTGTCGAGGGAGACCTCGTCGTGTCGCATGTCGGAAAGACGCGACGCGTCACGGCCACGATCAAGAAACCGTTCGACGGGCACCTTGTCGAGATTCGCGCAGAGTGCAGCGATCAGCCGGTCGCCGCGACGCCGGACCACAGGTTCGTCGTCGTCGATGACAGCGGGACAACGTGGAAGGCTATCGGGGGACTCACGGTCGGTGATGTCGTCGTTCACCGCGAGGAGTCCCCCATCGTGTCTTGGGACAGCGGGCCGTTTGTCGGAGACGTTTACTGCCTAGAGGTCGAGGAAGACCACTCATTCATCGCGAACGGGTACGCGGTGCATAACTGCGTCTCGCATTCAACACGGACTGCGGCTGTCTGCACGATGTGCTGCGAGATCGCGGCCGGCAGGCCAGACGAGGTGACCGGCGAGATCGAGGACAAGCCCGAGATGCCGGTCGAGGGATATCGCGATGTTATTTGCTCCAGTGAAGTAGTTTATTTTTATCGTCGGCACGGGGGCGATGGATGGCAGTGCGGCGCTTCCGCCAAGGTGATGTGTACTGAGAGCGGCCTGTGGCCTCGCAAAAACTATCCGGAGTTCGGCTTCGACCTCACTCGTTACAGCGGCAAGCTGGCCGGAAAATACGGGGCCACTCCTCCGCCAGAAAACATCACCGCGTTCGGCCGCCAGCACCTCATGCGCACCGCGACAAGGTGCGAGACGTTTGAACAAGTGCGAGACCTGTTGGCGAACGGTTTTGCTCTGACGACCTGCGGCGGGCAGGGGTGGTCTTCAACGCGCGACGAGAACGGCGCATCCCGGCGGCAAGGCGGGTGGAGCCACGCCCTCGCGGTGCTAGGAGCGGACGACAGAGACATCATCAAAGAGAAGTACGGGGAGCCTTTGGTTCACGTGCAGAACTCTTGGAATTTATGGAACGGAGGCCCGCGCAGAGTCCTCGGCACGAACATCGACATCCCAGAGGGTTCGTTCTGGTCGCGCTGGAGCGACTTCCAAAACAGAGAGATGATCGCGTTCTCTGGCTTCAACGGGTGGCCCGCGCAGCGATTGCCGAACTGGGTTGGAGACATTTTCTGATGCCACGCGCCGCAAACTTCTCTTGGCTGATCGCACTGTTCGCCGGTTGCACGGTCGTCGTGATGCCGGCCGCGCCGTGGGAGGGCGACCTTGCTGCGCAGACGGCGAGAGAGATCGTTCGCCTTCGTCGCGAGAAGCCAGAGCCAAGCCCGGAGCCGAAGCCCGGAGAGTGCTGCAAGCGGTGCGAAAACGGCTGGATCACTCACGGAGACGGGCATCGCACCCCCTGCCCCTGCCCTCCGACATGCGAATGCAAGAGAGCGAGCGAGCAATGAATTTCGACGACTTGCAGGCACACGTATGGGATCGCCTCGGACCGCGCAAGTGGATCGCGGGGCAAAAGCAGGTTCGCGACTTGGTGAGGTTATGCGTCGAGTCGTGGGAGCCGGACAAACTCGTGCATTGCAGACACGCTCGCGAGCAGGCCGTGTACGGCATCGCGGTGTCCGGCAACGTGAAGCGCATGTACCACGTGTGCAGCGGTTACAGCGACGCGGAATTTGGCTTCTTGTGGGCCATCGTCCTCTCGGCCGTCGTGTCGGCCATCGTCCAAATCTTGGTCAAGTGGTGGTTTTCCGAAACCTCGCACCGCGTCCTCATGGAGGGGTGGCGGAGAGATTTCACGAGATGACTCGGGGCACACGGGCATGACAGAGCAAACAAAAGAAGCTGCGTACGGTCTGGTCGAGAAGCTGGGTTTTCCGGTCGCCGTGGCGATTGCCGCGGGCTGGATTCTTCGCAATGACGTTTTGCTTCCGCTCGTTGCCGAACACCGTGCCTTCGTGCAACAACTTGGCGAGACGCAGAGGGACATCAGCCTCGCGATCCAAGAGCAGACGAGGCTGCTCTATGCGCTCCAGCCGCGGAGCGAGCGAGCCGTCCCGGTCAAGGTCGAGGTGAAGGAATGAGAACGCTCGCCCTGCTCATTGCCATGTCTGCATCGGCGGCGGCAGACGAGTTGCTGGTGATCACCCGCGACGGGTGCCCGCCGTGCCGCGCGCTGAAGCGAGACCTTCTCGCCAAGCCTGAGATGTACGCGCCGCATTCGCTGCGTCTCGTCGAGGGCCGCGAGGCGATGTCCCGCCATCTGGTTGACATGGTCCCTACAGTCATTCGTCTGAGAGATGGCCGCGAGGTTGCCAGACGCGTCGGCTACTCTCGGCCAAGCGACATTACGAACTGGCTGCGGGCAACCGACTGACCGTATCTCACCACTAGAGCGTCATATCCATGCCCATGAATCCTAGATTGCTGCGCCCGTTGGCCCGCATTGTGGCGGCGTTGCTGACAACAATCAGCGGGCAGTCCCTCACAACCCAATCCGGC